GGGGGCTATTCCCCTTTCGGCTAGGTGGTCTGCCGTAAGGGTCGCTGATGCCGGGGCGCGCTTGTGGGAAGGCTTCGGGGGTGCTGCCGAGTTTGTTCGAATGTTCTAAGCGGTCAAGCAATTGGGGCGGGATCGTTGCTTGACCCGCTAAATCATGAAACGCTAGATATCACGATATGGGGGGGCGACATGGTCTATATACCTATATACGCGCAAGTGCAAGTCATGTTAGCTTCAGTTCAACCTATGCGCCCAACGGATAAGGTACGATGTTCTAATGGCTACAACAACTGACCGTCTGCTCGACTACGAAGGCCTTGCCGAACTGCTCGGCATCGGTCTCGAATCGGCCCGCGCCTACAACGCCCGAGCGACCCATCACCGCAAAATCGCCGCCCGTACCGGCGACCCGAACTACGTGCGCCCCGGCGACCTGCCCGAACCCGACGTGTACTTCGGTCAGTCGCCGGCATGGAAAGAATCGACGATCAGGGCATGGGACGCGAACCGGCCAGGTCGCGGGAAGGTCACGACGCCCCCGCCGACCGTGCCTATCCCGATCGTGCGCGACTTAGCCCACGCCTAGAGCATCCAAACGACGAACGCCCCCCAGCTGCGGCCGGGGGGCGTTCTTTGCGTTCTGCTGTCAGATACGATCCTGCAGGACCGGTCTAGTTTAGCCGGTCGCGCAACTCGGGAGTGTTCGCGCTGATGATGTGCCGGCCCAGGTCGCGAAGGGCTGCGCGGCGGGTCCAGCCCTTGCCGCATCGGTGGTGAAGCATGCCTTCGGGCGGGTAGTGCCATTCGGCGAGATAGCCGTTGAAATAGTTGCGGACGGCCCGCCAGTTGCGCCGCTCGATCTGATAACGGAGGTAGCCGAACCCGGTGCGCAGTTTGCGGCGCTGCTTCAGGTCGCGCAGCAGCCCGACGGGGTAGGTGCTGATATGGCTCTCGGGGTTCATGCGGCGATGCCTGTCTCTAGGGGTGTGGGCTGATTAGTGGCGCGCTTCTTTCCAGAGCGCCGATTAGGGCGTCTCGCGTTATAGGCGCGCAGGTACTCGGTGCGGCAGGTCCGGCAGCAGGGTTTCGTCGCCGCGTCTAGCGTGTTTTCGGGGGTCTTGTCGTGCCCGCAGCGGTAGGTCAGGCTCGGGGCCTTCGCGACCCTGAACCCTGCAGCGCCGACGGGCAACAGTTCCAGGTGCGCGGGGGCGATGCAACGGCGGTTCGGGCAGACCGGCTGGCGGGACAGCTGCAGGCCGTCGGGGATCGGGCCGCGGGTCAGTTCCCAGTTAATCCGGTGCGCGTAGCGGATCTGCCCGCCATTCGGGGCGCAGGAGATTTTCGGGTAGCCGTCGCTGTCGAGCGCGCCGGTCCAGACGAGACAGTCGCCCGGGCCGGGCTGCGTTCGCTTCGCGATGGTGCGGCGCAGGCTCTCGGGGGTTCGGGTCACGCTGCGGCCTGCTGCGCTGCCGACTTCTTTGCGGCCTGCCGGGTTTTGATGCTGATGACCTTCGGGGCGGCTTCGATCAGGACGGTCGCGGATCGGCGCTGGCTGGCGCGCTGCCGGCTTGTTTCGGCCGTGTCGTTCCCGGGGGGCATCGGGTCGGCGATGCGGGCCGTAGAGGACGGGTGGCCGTTCGCTGACAGGATCGGCAGGCCGCGGGCGTTCGGGCGTTCATGCTCGGCGTAGATATAGGCCGGGGCGAGGGCGAGGGCCGCGTCGCGGGGGGTGGCGGTCGGGACGTACTCGGCGGCGAGATCCAGCGGGTCGATATCGACGACGGACAGGTGACGGGTGCGGTGCGTCGTCTTGCGGGTGGTCGGGTGGTCGATGATGCCGGCGTCGGTCAGCAGGGTCATTGTTGCGGCGACGGGGCCGAGCCGGTCATCGGAGAGTGTGAGGGTCGTGTCGATCGCGCGGGCCGCGGCTTCGACGGCGATCTCGACAGCGATCGAGACGGTCGCGGGTTCGTGCAAGCTTAGGGCGGCGGTGCCCAGGGTGACGATGCCGTAGCCGCCGCAGACGGGGCAGTTCGAGCTAATAAGTTGTGCGTGCTTCTTCGAGCAGGCGGGGCAGCAGCGAGTAATCAATTTCGGGCCTTTCCCTACGCCCCCCAGCAGGGCGAGAATGTTGCTACGGGTAAACATAACAGGCCGCTACCCGAAAGGGCGCGGCCTGTTACGTGTTTCCCGGCGTGTCGTACTCAGTTCTTACGCTTCGAACTACCTGCCCGCCCGTCGGCGCAGATGATCATGCCGGCCGTCGGGGGTTCGCCAGTTGATCCAGTCGCCGAACGACCAGGCGCCGGGCGCTCTGAACTTGACGCGGGACAGGTCGACGGGCGGCGCTTCAGTCACGATCGCCCCTATAGTTCAGGCCGGTCGCTTCGGCCAGCCAGCGCCGCAGCGCGGCCGTCTTCCCGTATCCGCGCCCGCTGACGGCTAGGTGCCGGCCGGCGCTGACCAGTTGGGGCGCGGGCCTGCCGTCACTAAGCCATGCGCCGGGCTGATAGATCGGGGTCGGCCCGAAGTGCTGCCCGACAGCGGTCGCGGGAAGTCGGTAAACGCCCGGGGCGTTCAGTGTGTCCAGATTTGCGCGCACTTCGTGCCAGCCTTCGGCCGTGGCGGGGTCGCCGACGCAGACGTGCGTCGTCTTGTTGTCATCCCTGACGACCAGGTCGAAGGGCTTCGCGTCAAGCTTCAGCATCGCCGCTTCTGACCATACGGGCGGGAAGAATGCGGGCGGTCGCTGGGGTGCCGGGTCAGTCATTGTCGTCGTCTTTCTCTAGTTCGGCGGTAATTGCCTTCGGGGTGCGGCCGGCGCGGTGCGCGATCTCGTCGACGGTCAGGCCCAGGTCGAGCAGGTAGCGGATATCGCCGCCGGGCTGACGCTGCGGGCCGAAGGCGTAGTCGCGTGCGGCCTGCTCGGTCTCGAAGTGGTAGCCGTGCCCGGCGAGATAGACGCCCCCGGGGCGGGCTGCGCGCCAGGCGCCGCCCGCCCCCAGGATGTGCAGCGGGGATAGCTCGACGCGCTCGACGTGCGGGGCGTCGCAGTCGCAGGTCGTCGTTCGGGTCACAGCCCGGCCTTCAGCCTGCGCCAGTACGATTCTTCGGTGTAGTCGAACCGGTCCCAGCCGTCACGGCCGGCGTCGGTGTTACGTTCCCAGCCGTCGCCTTCCGGTGGCCGGTCGTAGTCGTTCCATGACTTGCGCGGGCCTTCGGTGGTCTCGTATTCGTAGGCCGGGTGCCGGCGGTCGCGGTGCAGGGCATGCAGTTCTTCGGCGGTCATCATCGCGGGCTTCGGCACTGACGCGGCGGCTTCGGCGCGGATCTCGTCGGCGCTCTTGTAGCTGCCGTCGGGCAGCTGCAGGGCGATCCGGCCCGGGGGCACGTCGCGAAGTTCGGGCGCATCGAGGGTGAACCGGTAACGCATGTGTTCGGGTTCGTCCCAGCGGGTGACATGCACGCCGGTCACGTTGCGGGCTTCGGCGATAGTGACGGTCGCTTCGCCGCCGAGCTTCGCGAGTAGCGCCGCGAAGACGGTCAGGTCGTCCCGGGACGCCCACGGCGCGGGCTGCTCGGCCAGGACCGCAGCGACCATATCGGCCTGATGCTGCCGGAACGCTTCGGTATTCGATGCGCCCTTGACCGGCTTGCGGGACCAGTCGCAGCCCTTGCCGGCGCAGACCATCAGGCCCTTCATGATCTTTACGTCCCAGGTGTGGTGTGCCGCCAGTGTCTCGGCGATCAGTTCCTTCGTCATGCTGCCCAGTTCCCTTCGTAGTCTTCGTCTTGCCAGGCCTGCGCGGCCGGGCGGTGTCGTCTGATGCCGCGCACTTTGGCGGCGGGTAGTTCGGTTTCGGTTCTAAGGTGCCATGTTGTCGGGCCGTCTGCGCTGCAGTCGGGGCAGGGGTAGGCCTGCTGCTCGGTCCTGCCCCGACCCCGGCGCTTGTTGATGCGGCGCTGATTCGCGAGTGCCTGCCGTTCAGTGTTGAACGGCCGCTTCATGCACGGCATGCCACTAAGCCGCGTCGTCGATGGTCAGCTGCCCGGGCAGGTTCGGGTCGTCGGCGACCGGCGCCGGGGCGCTCGGCCATTCGATCGGCCCTGACGACTCGACGTAGCCCGTCGCGCCCCAGTCGGTCAGGTAGGACAGGCGGCGCTCGGCGGCTTGTTTGCTGAAGAAGTTCGTTCGCCGCAGGGTCGGGACGGTGCAGACCGGGTCGTAGGCGCTGCCCATGATCGTCGTGCCGGGCAGTGGCCCATGCCCGCCGTCGTCGTAGCTGTTCCCGGCGTAGAGCCGTTCGGATAGGTCGATGTTCTTCAGCCAGGCGGGGCAATCGAGCGGCGCCCCGGGGTTGTGGAACAGTTCAGCGGCGGTTTCGTAGTCGTTCGGGTGCTGCAGGTCGAAGGGCCGGCCGTCGGGTGTCGGGTAGGCCGTGACGACGATGCGGTGAACCCGCGTTACGGCGCTCATGCGATGGTCGATTCGGGCAGGCCGGCGAGTGCGCGGATCTTGTCGCGGGTCGCTTTGTATTCTTCGGCGGTGTCGAACGCGCCGAGCGCCCGGGCTTGGATCAGGTTTGCGAGTTCGAGGGCGTCGGCGGTGCGGGCCTGATGCTCGGCCAGGGCGATCGTTGCCTGCACCTGCGCGGCAGCGGCGCGGTTCGCGTACTGCTCTAGGGTGATGCCGTGGGGGGCCTGCAGGTTGTCTTTCGCCGCCGCTAGGTAGTCGGGTTTCGGCTTCGGTTCTTTCGGCATGGTCTGGCGACCCTTTCGTTTTGTTTGAATGGTTCTAACAGTCTATACCGGCGCGGGCTGGATCAGCCTAGCGACGCGGTCTTCGTTGCGGGGTAATACCAGACGCCGGCAAGCTCGGTGACGCCGTCATATCCGGCTGTCGTCTCGATCAGGGTGTCGGGCGGCAGGACGGCCAGGGCTTCGATTAGCGCCCCCGCCGTCTGCTCGACGGGCCGGTAGAAGTATTCGGCGCCCCTGCCGTGCTGAAACCGTCCGTAGCCCTTCATAGCCGGTGCCCGGGGATGATCTCGAAACTGATCAGGGGCGCGTCGGATCGGTCCCGCAGTTCGCCGGTCAGGCCCGGGTCGATATGCACGTACCAGCCGGGCCGCAGGCGCTTACGGATCGCGACGGGGGCGAGATTCCCGGTCAGCCAGGATTGCAGCTGCCGGGCGCCGGGGTGGTAGCCGAGCAGGTTCGGGACGTGCGCGAAGTTCGACGTCGTATCGAAGACGACCGTCATCGCCGCCCCGCTCGGCTCGGCCGGCTGCGCGCTCACCGCTTCGCCTTCTTCGCGCACTGGTGCAGTTCCTTGTAGGCGTCGACCAGTGTCTCGCCGAAGCCGTTGCGGGCCGTGTCCATGCTGTCGCCGCAGGTCGTGCAAGTGACTTCCATGCGGTGAATCGTCGAGTCGACTACGAAGTTCGGCGTCACTTCGGGCCTTCTTTCGGGGTGTCGTTGGCGGTCGCGGGCGTCCAGGGGGTGTAGTAGCCGACCAGGTCGCGGGTCTCGATCGTGCCGGCGGGGTGGTGCCGCATCGCCCGGGCGACGGTGTTGCGGTACTTCGACGTCTTCACGACGGTGCCGTCGGCTGCGACGCCGCGGTATTCGGTGCTGATGATCTCGGTCTTACGGGGCATGACTCGGCTTCTCTCGGGTTATCGGATGGTCGCGGGGATCAGGGCGCAGGGCGATTGCTTGCAGGCGATCCAGGTCGTCAGGCCGTGGGCCTGATCGTGCCAGTCGCGCAGGCCGTGGATAGCGTCGCGCAGTTCGGCGTCGGTCGCGCCGTTCCCGGCGCCGCAGTCGTCTTCGTGATGCCAGCCGAGATCGGCCATGTCGTCGGCGGATAGGTCGACGTCGACGTCTTCGGATACTTCGACGGTCGTGCTGAACCCGCGCTTACGTTCAGGCATGGCTCAGGCGGTTTCGGCGGCGTAGCGGTTTTCGAGGTAGGGAATCCAGACCTGCGCCCGGTACTCGTCGGGGTGCATCGGGTGGTCGAGGTCGATCAGGAAATAGCGGGGGTCGACGGGGGCGAGTGTTTCGGCGGCGTAGACGTCGGCGGCTAGCTGCTGCAGCTGCTCGGGCGTCGGTTCGGGTTCGGCGGGCTGGTCGGGTACGGCGAACAGGGCCGGGGCGGTCGGGATCGGCCAGGCGTCGCCGATCGCGGCCTTCACTTCGGCTGTCGCTGTGTTCCCGAGCCATTCCTGTTCGGTCGTCGGGGCGAAGGTGCCGAACCGGCGAAGCATGTCGGCGGTCGTGCCGAAGTGCGCGGCAAGTTTCGTCGCTTCGAGGTCGGTCAGCAGGCGTTCGCCGCGTTCGGTCGCGGCCAGGGTCGAAGCGTCCTTACCGAAGCCGGATCGCTCGACGGTCTGCTTCAGGGTTTCGCCGGCCCGCTGGCGCAGGGCGCGGACGTTCTGCCCGGTGAGGGCGTCGGCGGCGGTCGGGGTGTACGGGGTGCGGGGCATGTTGTGTTCCTGTCTGGCGATGGTGCCGGGCCGCGGGAGTGCGGCCCGGCCGGGGGGTCTAGGCGTTGCGGGCATTCGCGATGTTGATCGCGATCTGCGGGTTTCCGGTCTTCATGACGGGCTTGTGCGTGCGAAAGAAGCCTGACGCGAGGATTACCAGGTTGCCGCCGCATTCGGGGCAGATGCCGGTGCGCAGGGGCCGGCCCTGCGCGTCGACGCGGGTTACGGGGGTGACGCTCGGGCACTTGCCGGCGGGCTGGTTGCTCATGTCGGGCTTCTTTCGTCGTGTTGAACGGTTAGAACAAACTTATGGGGGTTTGATCTACCTGTCAAACACGTTACCGGCGCGTCGCCCGACTGAACCCGATCGACTGCCCCCGATCCATAAACCCGTAGCTGTCGGGCCGGTGGTTCGCGTCGAGTTCCCGCGGCCCCCGGTCGTCGGCCGGGATGACCATAGCGTCGAGTGCGACGTCGCGCTGCTCGGGCTGCTCGGGTTCGGGGGCGGGCTTGCCGCGAGTGATGTTCAGGGTCAGCTTCAGGGCGATTCGCATGCCCCGATAGTGACGGGCCGGGCGCCGGCCGTGTGGGATCAGGCGGCGTGCCCGGTGTACGGGGGCCGGTAGTACGCTTCGTGCCGGTCGAGGCTGATCGGCGACGACGACGTCGGGACCGAGACCAGCCGGGGCCGCTCGAACGCCGCCGCGAGTTCGGCCAGGGCCGCGGCCTGCGCCTGCTCGACGGCCCGCAGCACGATCAGGGCGACGTCGGCGACGTCGACATAGTGCGCGGCGCGGCGTTCCATCTTGCGGACGATGATGCCGGCGTCGATCATCGCCTTCGCAGCGGCCAGGACCGCGGGGCATTTGTCGGGGTGGAGCATGTCGCCGTTGTGGTCGGGGGTGTTCCAGCCGCAGATGCAGGGGGCGGTAGCGGGGGCGGTTACTGCGGGGCCGTTAGTGATCATCGTTGAACCTTTGGGCGGGGCGCGGGGGTCGTGCCGTGTGTGAACAGGGTCACGCCCCCGCAGCCCGCCGTGTGGGATGACGGGCCTAGCGGGGTTCGGGCCAGAGCATGCCGCGGGCGGCTGGCGCCCAGTCTTGCGGCCGGGTCTGCATCTGCATCGGGGGCAGCAGGGGCGGCGGCGTCAGGACGAAGTCGGCTTGCGTCGGCTCGGGCCTGAATGCTCGGGCGATCCCTTCGAACGCGCCGATCAGGCTGTCGACGGCGTCGTTCACGAAGCGGCCGACGACGGCGAACACGTTCAGGGCTTCGACGACCGTCATCTTGCCGTGCCCGCGCTTGCGGGCGATCCTGCCGGCGGCGCGGTGTTTCATGCGGGGGAAATTGTCGGGGGTGCGTGCTAGCTGGCTGCGGCTCACTGGCTTACCTTGCCCTTCCAGGGGCAGGTATCACATTCGGCCTGTTCGCCGCGGGGGTCGAACTCGGTTTCGACGATCGCGTCGCAGTCGGGGCAGCGCCATTTGTGAAACTCGCCTTCGTAGTCTGCTTCGGTCATGCTGCTTGCCTTTCGGTTGTTCGGGTTCGGAGTTCGGCCCGGTAGGTGGCTTCGGCCAGGTGGCAGGCGAAGTCGACGGGTTCGCCGCGCTGCCGGTGCCGGTGCGCAGCTGCGGGCGTGCCGCAGGGCTGCAGGGTGCGGGGGCGCAGCCCGCCGCGACGGTTTTCGCGTGCCCAGTGCGCGGCTGACGCCTTGCAGAGTTTGCACGCGGGCCGGCCGGCGCGGCGGTGCCGTTCGGCGCCTGACTTCCCATAGCGGCCGTTGCACCCGAGCGGGCGGGCGTTCGGGTTGTGGTCGAGGCGCCAGGACGGCCCGCCGCCCATCAGTCGCCGCCGGCTTCGTGGTGATCGCGGGGAGGGTTCAGGAACGGCGCCAGGCGGGCGCAGCAGTCCATGCACGCGCATATCTCGCCGGCAGTCCAGAAGACATGCACCGGGCCGTTATCGGTGACTTTGATGCCCGGGCCGTGCAGGACTTTCAGCGCCCGAATCGTCTTGACCTGCGCAGCCATAGACGCCGGCCGCTCGATCGCATGCACCGGCCGGGCGATAAGTGTCTCGGTCACTGGTCGTTCCCTTCGTGATATTCGGCGTTGTGCTGATCTGCCCAGGCCTGCGCGTCGTCTTCGTCGTCGTGAGGGCCGGTACCTTCGTTGCACTCGGCGCAGTAGGCGTTATAGACCGGGTTCACGCTAGCGAAGCGGGGCAGTGGCGGCAGGGTGAACTCGGCCCAGGGTCTCGGCTCGGCGCGGCGGGGCCGGATCATGTAGGCGGATCGGGCGCCTAATTCCTGCAGCTTCTTTTCGAACTCGGGGCTGGTGCCGTGCCCACTCACAGTTCGCCCCGGGGGTCATAGTCGTCGGCGGGTTCGTGGCGGGGGCAGTAGTCGCCTTCATTCTCGACGGGTGTTTCGCAGCCTTCGGCGGGGTCTTCCCGGGTCGCGGGGGTCTCGGCGGCGCAGGTCTCGGTCCAGCCTTCCATGATCAGGGCTTCGGCAGCGCGGCGCAGGCTGCGGGCGTCGGTGTTGGCTTGCCGGCCGTAGGCGAGGGCTTCGGCCTGCTCGGGGCTTAGTGCGGGGTACTTGACGACCTGACTAAAGTGATCGCGGGACGCGCGGGCTAGGCGCTTCGCCTGTTCGTGTAGGGCTGCGGCGGCGGCGTGCCGGCGGATCGCGGCCAGGGCCGGGGCAAGGGCCGCGGCGAGGGCCTTCGTCGACGGCGGGCCGTCTTCGACCCAATCGACGACGACGTCGTGCAGTTGGTCGTCGAGTTCGTCCTGCTCGGCTTGGATCTGTTCGGGGGTCTGGCTGGTCATGGTCGGGCCTTTCAGGGGTGAATGATGACGGCGGGAAGGATCAGGGTCAGGGTGTGACGTGACATTTTGTTCCACCAGAGATCGACGGTATCGAGCGAGTCGGCTTCGTCGGTGCCCATGTAGCGGAGATAGTGCCCGTCTTCGTCGTCTTGGATCTGCGCGACTGACTGCGCATCGGTCATCAGGATCGTTTTGTCGGGCAGCTTCGTCAGTTCGCGGATCGTGCGGACGACTTCGCGGCGCCGCGGGAACGGGGCCGGCTCGGCGGTCATTGGTTCGCCTTGCGGAACATGTCGATCGCGACGTCGGCCAGGTGGTAGGCATACTGCCGCTTCGTGTGCGGCGCGTTCCAGTCGGCCAGGTTTTCCGCCCGGTTGCGCCTGCCGTTGTCGGCGTGGAATAGCTCGAAGGCGAGTTCGTCGCGGTCGGGGTAGCGGATCGCGGGGGCCTTCGTGTAGCCGCGGCCATGCACGGCAAGGGCGATCTGATGGGCGTGAAGGTCGGCGGGTACTGGGTTCTTCGGATCGAGCACCATCGCGGCAGTGTCACGGATCTCGCGAAGTTCGGCTGCTGCGGGGCGTTCCGGCATTGTTGCGGTCATGTCTGGCTTCTTTCGGTTGGGGGCGGCGGGTCATTCCTGACCCGCCGCCTGTTGTTAGTACGGTTCAAACATTATCAGCTAAAGGCGTATTCGTTCTGCGCCGCGCTTAGTCGCCGACCTTCGTCGCCTTGAACTTTCGCCGCGGGGCCAGTGTTCGGTTAGATTCGCAGTCGTTCACGTCATACTCGCCCCGCTTTACCTTGGCGATCGCGTCAGCCTTACTAGTTGCCTGAACGAAAATCTGCTGCGCCATGGTGAACTCGAATTCGACTTCGTAGCCTTCCATCAGAAGAAGCCCGGGTCGAGCACTTCGCCGTCTTCGATCATGAACCCGTCGCCGTCGCCGTCGCTGACGACTTCGATCCAGACCTGACAGTCGTTCTTCGCGGCCATATCAGCGACCATCTGCAGGCCTTCGCTATCGAGCAGCGACCCGTCGGCGATCCTGATGACCCGCAGGGCCGGGTTCAGGGCGATCGCCATAGCCAGGGACGCGCGCAGCTGCTCGGCGCCTGATGCCTGCTTGAACGGGATGCCGTTGAGCAGCACGCCGGTCTCGTCGAACCCGAGCGGCAGGCCCCCGGGGAACTTCGCCGCAGCCAGGCCGTCGCGCTTGCGCTGGTCGATCGTCTCGATCTGCTCGGTCAGCAGGTCGGCGCTGGTCTTGACGTCGGCGATGCGCTGCTGCAGGCGCTGGTAGGCGGCGTACTCTCGGGCCTGCGCGTTGATCGTCTCGGCGTTATGGATCTGGTCGAGCAGCAGGGCCGCTTCGTTCAGCACATGCCCGTCCCATTCGGCCAGCTGCTCGGCCGCGGCCTTCAGCCCGCGCTCGGCGTCGGCGAGTTCGGCCCGCAGGCGGTCGACCCGGTCGACGGCTTCGGCGTGCTGGCGGGCGGCGGCTTCGTAGTCCCTGTCGAGCGCTCGGGCCGCTTCGAGCTTCGTCAGTAGGTCGTTCACGCTGACTTCTTCGGTCGGGACGTCGGTCGGGAAGACGGCGAACGCGGCCTGCTGCGCGGTCAGGGCCTTCAGTTCGCGGTTTACGTCGGTGCGGTCTTCGAAGATCGCGGCCCGCTGCTGGTCGAGTTCGGCGGGGTCGAAGGGCAGTTCGACCAGGTCGAGCAGGGTCTTTAGCTGCTGCTTGTCGTCCAGCTGCGTGAACGCAAGCGGGTCGAGTGAGAGCCGGCCGAGCAGGGTGTCGAGGCGGGCCTGCCCCTTCGGTACCTTCAGGCCGTCTTTGCCGACGACGGTCAGGGTCGAGCCGCTGGCGGTGAAGCGGCGGGTGATGGTCAGGTCGTCGGTTTCGATGACGATCTCGGCGTTCGATGCGCCTTCGCGGATCGGGCGGGGCAGGGCCTTCGTCGACGTGCCGCCGAGTGCGGCGGTGATCGCGTCGAGCACGGACGTTTTGCCTTGCCCGTTGCGGCCGCTGATGACGACCAGGTCGCCGGCTGGGGTGATCTCGACGGCGCGCAGGCGTTTGAAATTGGTCGCTTCGAGCTTGATGATGCGGGTCATGATTGGTCTTCTTTCGTCTGGCGGTGGTGCGGCGGGCCGACCGGCCCGCCGCGGGGTGGTCTAGCGGCTGTAGGGGGCGCTGCTGCGGTTCGTCATGATGTGGCGGGCGCCGGGGGTGGTGCCGCGCCAGCTGGTCGTGATCATGTAGCTCTTGCCGGCGTAGATGCCGTTCGCGGGGGTGTCGGCCCAGGTCTGCAGTTCGCGGTCGACGGTGATGAAGCCGGTTTCGGCGTTGCCTGACTGCTTCGTGCTGTGGTGTGCGGTGGTCTTGTTCACGGCTTCATCCTTCGTCGGTTCGAACTGTTAGAACAAACTTAGCATGAATTATTACGGTGTCCAGACCTGCACGACTACGGCGTGTTGCCCGTTCGGCCACGCCCTGCGGTTATCCGGCCCGTCGACGAACTCGTCGCGATCATCAGCCAGCACGCCGGCATCGACCAGGCCGTCGACGATGCCCTTCGACGTCGGCTGCAGGTTCGCCGTTTCCCGCCTGATGTTGTCGGGGAAGCGGTACCAGACGACCAGCCGCGCCCAGGGCAGCGGCTCGGCCCCCCAGCCGCGGGCCGCGAGCTTGCCGGCCTTGCGCCATAGCTTCGTGCGCCGGGCCTTCGCGTGATGCCCGTAGCGGTCGTTCGCCGAGATCCGCGCATCCTGCCACTCGGGCAGGCGGGTCAGGTCGATCTCATACTCGGCGACCAGCTGCAGCGGGACCGGATCGGGCCGAAGGCCTGTAGGGCGATCTGCGGGCCTGACAGGCTCGGGACGGGTGATTGGGCCTGCGGGGCTTAGATCGGCGACAGGCGCCCCCGCCGCTGCCCGCTGCGCCCGGGGTTTGCTCGAAGCCTTCGGCGCAACAATCCGGCCCCCAGCAACTACCGGCGCCAGCCCTAGGCCCTTATCGCGCAGCTTCGCCAGGACCGCCGCCTGCGATGCGGTGCGGGGTCGGGCGCGTCGGGTGTCGCGTGCCGGGGTCATATGCCGGTCACGGTGATCGTGATATCGCGGGGCGGGGTGATCAGGTGGTAGGCGATCGGGTAGATCGGGTGATCGGGCGGCAGGTCAATTTCGATCTTCGGGATCTCGATCGACTCTTGCAGCTTGTCGACGTTGCCGTAGTAGGCCTTCCCGTTGTGTGTGCCGAGTAGCGCCCAGGTGGTGCCTTCTTCGTCGACGATGATTTCTGGCTGTCGTTTCATGCTCGGGCCTTTCGTGCGGTTGCCTTGGGGATGCCCATGTCTGCGTGTCGGTGGTGGTAGAGGGCGTCGGCTTCGAAGATGCGGGGGATCAGGTCGTGCCGGTGGAGTCGGGCTAGCCGGCGCTTCAGGGCGGGGGCCTTGCCGGTGTAGCCGAGTGCGTGCAAGATGCCGGCTTCGCCCAGGTCGCAGCTAAGCAGGAACAGGACTTCTTCGAGCAGGTCGGCGTTCTTTTGCTCGGGGCCGGTCAGGCGGGGTTCGGCGGTGGTGGTCATGCTGCGCGCCTGATGGGGTGGTGCTTGCCGTCCCAGTCGTGGTTCGTGCGCAGGGCGGCTAGGTGCGCGGCGCGCTGCTCGGTGGTCCATGCGCGGCCGGGGAAGTGCCGGCGCAGGGTTTCGGGGTCGGCGCCTTCGGTGCGGTGGATCTCGGCGAAGGGCATGCCGTCTTCGATCATCGCTTCGATGGTGGCCCGGCGTTCGGGCGTCATGCGGGGGCACTCGGTGCTGATGCCCAGGCGCTTACGGTTGCGGGCGATGGTGGAGGGCGTGACGGCGAAGTGTTCGGCCAGCTGGGGGGTGGTCAGGCCTTGCTCGACGAGTGCGGCGAGTTCGGTCAGGTCGACTTTGCGGGGGGCGGGCATTGCGGTCTTCTTTCGGGTGTCTGGCGGACGGGTCTCGCGTGTTACTTACTGAACGATTCGAAGGGAGATGGGTTTAAGGGTTGTAGGGAGTTGGGAGTTAAGGAGTTAAGGAGTGCGGGATACCTTTCGGGATACCTTCGGCGAACCCTTTCGTAAGGGGTGGTCGATACCTTCGGCGAACCCTTTCCTGATGCCTTTCGGGAAGGGTTTCGCGATGCCTTTATGAAAGGGTTTCGGGAAGGGTTTCATGATGGGTTCAGAACCGTTCGTCATAGGCTTCGACGAACCCTTCGAGCAGCTGCTGCGGGTCGACCTGCGTGAACTTCATGATCGGCGTCAGGGTGGTAAAGCAGTGGTCGGCCTTGTCGAGTTCGGCCTTCTTCTTCGGCGCCGGCAGACCTGATTTCTCGATCTCGTCGCGGGCAGCTGCTTCGATGCGGTTCAGTTCGTGACTGATGACGCCCTGCAGTGTGGGAGATCCGACCTTGCGGAACGCCTTGACCATCGCGACGCACATGTTCGGCTGCTTGTAGAGGCCGTCGTGCTTGACGAATGTCCTGACCAGGAGTTCGCCGGTCTCGTCATCGACGACGATGAACAGGGCGCGGCGCAGTTCGGCGACGGCGGTCTCGATCTGCAGCAGGGTCAGGTCGGTCGCGATCTTCGCCAGCTTGCGGGGGGCGTAGTCAGCGACGCCGATGAAGTCGACGTCGATCAGCAGTTCCTTATAGAGCCATTGCGCCAGGTGAGTCAGTGCCCGGTATTCGGGGTCGAGCCTGATATCGCGCTGCAGCCGTACATAGCCGCCGTCCTGCTTCATTTCGTGCCGTCCTGCGGGGTGGTCTGCGGGCCGATGTAACGAACAACGATGTCGGGGCCTTGCGTGTATGCTTCGAACTCGCCAGCGGGGCGGAACGCGGCCCTGCGGCCGGTCCTGATCTGGTGAGCAGCTGCCCAGGCTGCGGCGTTCGTCGACGCGGTGCGAAGCTTGACCCATTCGGCCGGGTGCTTCTTCAGGTACGCGACAAGATCGCTGTATTTGTCCCGGGCGGGGCCGGGGCGGTGTTCTGGCGTGCTGTCCATCATGAACCTTTCCTATTCTGTCCTATCCCATTCACCATACACGAATGTTAGAACGGTAGCGACATTCCAAACGACGAAACCGCCCGGCCCCTTTCGGGGACAGGCGGCGCGTCAAAAGCGGGCTACGAACAGCGACAATCTGGCTGCGAGTTCGTCGTGATCATCTTGCACGCGGGGCAGCGTTCGCCCTGCTCGGTTGTCCTGACGTCGATCTCGATCTTCGCCGGCATCAGGCGACCGCGCCTTCGACCAGGTGCATCTTTGCGCGGCGCTGGCGGGCGATCGCGTCGTCGAGCTTGTCGGGCTGGTAGCCGTAGAAGTGTTCGTCGTTCACCATCGTTACCGGGACGCCGGTATACCCGAGCGCCTTCAGGGCATCGAGCTTGTTCTGCCGGTCCAGGTTTTCGGGGGTCTCAGGGTCGCCCTTGATCGTCAGGTCTTCGACGGTGAAGTCGGCGTCTTCTTTGGTCAGGTGACGCTTGACGCCGTTGCACTGAACGCAAGGGGTCTTCGAGTAAACGACGATCGTCGGGGCGTCTTCGCGGGGCATAGGTTGGCTTTCCATCTGGCGGTTCTTTCGGTCAGGGGTTGGGACAGACGCCGGGCCGCGTGGTGGAAGTCAGCGGCCCGGCGTCTCTAGTTGTGATGATCAGGCCGCGGGTGCGGCCCGGGTGGGAAGGCTGGCGATTTGTCAAACAACTAAAGCCGGGATTTCGCGACTATGGTTGTTTGACTTTTGGCTAGAACGGGGGTTCGGAGTCGGGGCCGTTGCCCCAGCCGCCGGCATTTGCCGACGAGTTGCCGCCCCAGGGGTCATCCTGCGCGGGCTGCTGTGCGCCCTGCTGACCGCCCCAGGTGTTCCCCTGCGCCTGACGGGCCGCGACGGGATCGTAAGACCCGCCCTGCCCCTGCTGCGCCCCGCCGCCGCGGCTTGCCTTCGTGACCTTCGCGTTCGCGTATCGCAGGCTCGGGCCGATCTCGTCGACTTCGAGTTCGATGACGGTGCGCTTCTCGCCTTCTTTCGTGTCGTAGGACCGGGACTTCAGCCGGCCGGACACGATGACGCGCATGCCCTTCGTCAGCGACTCGGCGACATTCTCGGCCGCTTCGCGCCAGACCGAGGCCCGCAAGAATAGCGTCTCGCCGTCCTTCCATTCGTTCGACTGCCGATCGAAGGTTCGCGGGGTGCTGGCGATCGTAAAGTTCGCGACCGCCGCCCCGCTCGGGGTGAACCGAAGTTCGGGATCGTTCGTAAGGTTGCCGATCACTGTGATCGTTGTTTCGCCTGCCATGTCTTAACCTTCTTCTTCTTCGACGTCGGTGATGGTCATGACGTCTTCGGGGTCGAGTTCTTCGCGCGCCAGGTCTACGGCCTGATACTGGTCGTCGGCTTCGCCGCCCCAACTGTGCAGTTCGCCGTCGGGGCCTTCGAGTTGGACATTGAAACGGGGCATGCGCTTATTCCTGTTCGCTTGTGGTGAGTGGTAGGGGGCCGGCGGCGTGCCGCCAGCGGTGCCCGTTTACGATGCCCGAGATCAGGCCTTGCGTGACGCCGTACTGCTCGGCGAGTTCCCGCTGCCGTGCGCCGTGCGCGTAGGCCTGCCGGATCTCGACGATCTGGTCGTCGGTGAGTTTGGCGGCGGGCCGGTCGCTGCCGCGCTGGTAGGACCGGCCCGCTGCCTGTTCTTCGGTCACGACGCGCCAGGTTCAGCCGCAGCGGCTTCGGCTGCTGCCTTCGCGTCGGCTTCTTCGTAGAGCAGCCCGGTCAGTTCGGCCGCTTCGGTCTCGGTCAGCTGCTTCGAGGATGCGATCGGACGGCCTGCGAACTCGGTCGCCCGGGGCATGATCGTCGCCCGGGTGGTGTAGCCTGCCGCCTTCAGCGCCGCCTGAAGTGCGGTCTGCTGCTCGGGCGTGCAGAGCGCTTCAGCCGGGGCTTCGTCGGCCGGGGCCTGCTCGGGCAGTTCGCCGGTCGACTGGTCGGCGCCCTGATCGTCAGCTTCGGCCGCGGCGTCAGCTTCGGGATCGACGGGCGTCTCGTCGCGGGGTGCAGCTGCGACCGCCGCCGGGGCGACCGCCGCCGGCTGCTGACGCTGGCGCTGCCGCTGCGTCCCTGCGGGCTTGTCTGCCGGCGCCGCGCTAACTGCGGCCGTTCCGGCGGTCTCGCCCAGGTCTTCAAGTTCGACTTCTTCGACCGACGTCGACGCGATGCCGGTCAGCACGTCGGGCGCGATCACTCGGGCCGCTTCGGCTTGGCACTTCGCCGTCAGCATCGCGATCGGGTCGGTCTGGTATTTCTTGTTCGTCAGGTAGCCCGCCTTCGAGGCCCGGGCGACCGTCCATTCGAACGACTGCCATTCGCGGGCGCCCTTGCGGCGTGCCCGGTACTCGACGCGCTGCTCGGTCGCGGCGACCCGTTCCAGTTCGTGACCCGCGGCCAGGACCAGCGCGGCCATAGTGCGGGCGTACATTGCGGGCCGGCCGTGAACAACGAAGATGTTCTGAATCGAGTTCATCGGGTCCAGCCCGAGCGCCTTGCCGGCCAGGATGCACGCCGCGACATTCTCGGCGACCTGATCGAGTTCCTTCGGGCGACCGCCCGACATGGTCTTCAGTGACGCCGGGACGAAGTCGGTCGACGCGAGTGCCCGGCCGATCGAGTGCGCGGCGCCGAGTTCAGCGGCCCACATTTGCAGGTCGACGACGGCCTGCGTCGGGGCGAGTGCGGAGTTAGCGGCGGGGTTCAGGGCGAGTTCGGTCATGCGGCGGCGCTCATTTCGGGGGTAGTGGTGTCGGGCAGGGTGAGGGGTTCGGTGATGATCGCGTCGCGTTCCTTCTGCGTCTTGTGCGTGAACGCGGCGGCGATAAACAGTTCGTAATGCCGGTCGATCTCGGCCGGGGTCTTCGCAAGGTCGTACAGGAACGACCCGTCGGGGGTGATGTGGCAGACCATCGTGCGATCGACCTGCGGCAGCGGGATCTCGACGTCGGGGGCGTCGTCGGTGACGTAGAACTCGGCCCGGGCGTAGCCGGCCGTCTGCAGCGCGGTCTCGCCGTAGACGCCGCGGCTTGTCTTCCAGTCGAGCAGGACCAGGCAGTTACCGAGCTTGCCGATCCTGACGATCGAGTCGAGCCGGCCGACGTACCAGTCTTTCCGGTTGCCGACGGACGTCTCGGTCAGTACCGGCGTGATCTCCCATTCGTCGATCAGGCGCAGGTAGCCGTCGACGTAGGGGGCGAGTTCGTCGGGGACGTCGACGGTCTCGCCGTGCAGCAGGGCTTCGGCCAGGTCGTGAACTTCAGACCCGCGTTCGCCTGCGGCGTCGCGTACCTTGTTCGGGACGCTGGCGAGTTCCTTCACCATGTCGAATTTTGTGACCGTCCCGTCTTCGTTCAACGTTTCGGCGCCGTCGCGCTGGCGCAGCAGGTCGACGTCGAGCGGGTTGTCGCGGACGTACTCGGCGACCGTCTTGCCGGCCCAGTAGATCAGGTTCGGCTTCGGGATGCCGCCGCCGATCAGGGTCGTCGCGCCGGTCGCGCGCAGTTCGGGGTTAGCGCCCTTCGGGCCGGTCGCCGGGCCGGGGTGCTCGGTCATCCGGTATTGGTGGGACTTCGGGAGAAAGCGAAGGCTCATGTCAGAATCCGATCATCGTCAGGGCGGCGTAAATGGAGAACAGGCCTACCGCGATCGCTGCGAGACTTGCAGCAGCTTCGAGGTAGTCGCGGACGGCTTCGCCGCGCGCCGTGAGGCGAAGGGGCGCCTGCTGCCCCTTCATGCCGAGACCGCCAGGCGGTCGGCTTCGATCAGTTCGTCGAACTGGCGCGGCGCCCGGGTCGCCGAGAGTACGGCGCGCATCGTCGGGTCGTACCACTGTTCGCGGTGCTGGCGAATGAACTCGGAACGGGTGAACCAGCTGCAGTTATCCGGCCAGCCGAAGCGGGACAGGTCGGCGTGCTGGTCGGCGTATTCGAAGGCGATCTTCGACTCGACGAGTTCCTGAAACTGGCGGGACGTGATGACGACGTCGGCTTCGATCAGCTTCGCGAATTCGAGGGCTTCGACGTCGTGCGGCCCGCCCCAGTATTCGGCGGCGCGGGTGATTGCTTCTTCGATGACTGCTACGGTGTCGGCCCGGTCTGGCGATGACATGGCGTTCCTTTCGATCGGGTGTTTTAGCGGTTCCATCAGTTGAACCGTTGAAACAAACATAGCCTGTTATTACGATGACCGCAAGCCGTCGCGGGCGGCGCGTCGCGGCCGGTTGATACGCTGGTAAATGTCTGGCGACACATGCCCCCGGGTCGGGGTATTGGGAGAGGCCCGGCCCTTCACAGGGGCCGGGCCTTCCGCTTGCCTACGCCGTGATGACGACGCCGAGCGAATCGGCTTCTGTCCAGGTTCGGGCCGCAGCTTCGCGGGTATCCCACGTCGCGCCGGCCGCAGCTTCCCACGAGTCCCAGGTCGGGTTAGCGGCCTGCGCCGCGAGTTCGTGCCCGGCCGGCATGACGCCGGTCGACCGGACATTCGCGACGAGGGTATTCAGCGCGTTCGTCAGGTTCACGTCAGCGCCGGGCACTTCGTCAGCGCGGACGAGTAGAACGATGCGATGCGGAGACGTCGGCGACGGGATGACCGAAACCTGCTTCGCCCCGGTCAGGTACCGGCGGGCAGCGTTCGCGAGATCGCCGCGGGTGCCGGACGCCGGCCGGCCGTTGAGGGCCAGGTCGACGAGGTACGCGCGCAGGTCGGCGGTCGGCTGGTCGCGGATCTTCGCCGGCACCCCCATCAGCTGCGCGACCCAACGAAGCGCCGTGTCGGGCGTCGTCGCCGGGTTCATAAACGTCTCGCCCCACATGTCATCAGACAGGGCACGGACCTCACCAGCGACCCGCCCGGCGCCTTCCATGTACCGCAGCAGCGGATAGCCCTGCGCGACGTCAGCAGCCCGGTAGGCGCCCGGCAGCGTTTTCCACCAGGCCCGGGACCAGTCATGCACCAGGTCGACAGAATCGACCCGGTACGACGACGACAGGCCCGGCGTGCCGTCCCATCCGTAAGTCAGCCCGCCGCCGTCGGTGAAGTCGCCGTCGAAGTAGTCGACGAGGTCGGCCTGCGTGTCGGCCACGGTCAGCAGCACGTTATCCCACCACAGGCGCTTGCCGGTCGCCGTCCATGCGGCGCTAGCGATCATGTTCAGGTAGCCTTCGGCGCCGGTCACGCCTGCGGGGATCTGATAGTCGAAGGTTACGGTGCCGCCGCCGTACCAGGGGTGATGCACTGCGGCGCCCTTCGGGTATGCGGTGATCGCGCCCGCCGCGTTGTAGAGCTTCAGGGCGGGGCGCACGGTCATGCCGCCGTCCATCCAGACGCGCGCCTGCACGCGCACCCATTGCCCCGGGGTTACGGGCGCCCGGCCCGGGCCGCTAACTGTCGCTTCGGCGTTGATCGCGGCGGTCGCCGTCGAGATCCAGCGGAACTGCCAGAGACCGCGGGCGCCGACCATTTGCGCGGCGAATGAGTTATCGCGGCCGGTGGTGCCTGCGACGTTGCCGCCGCTGAACCATCCGGTCACGGCGCTTTCGGCGCCGGGGTTCGTACTGTAGTTGATCGAGCGCATTAGGCGACCGTCACTGTCACGGTGCCGAGCGTCGGCAGCGGGGCGACGCCGGCAAGGTTGATCGTCGCCGGGGCCGACGTCACTTCGCGAACACCGGCCGCAGCGGCGACGGCCGCGACGATCTCGAACTGCGTCGCGGTCGAGTCCCAGCCCCAGGACAGCGGGTTAAGCCAGGCCGTCAGCGCAGCCGTAACCGACGCCTGCACTTCGGACGTCGACCAACCCGGCAGCGGCTTCACAGTCACGGCGATATTGACCGTCGTATAGGTCGGGGCGATGACGTGCAGGGACAGGGATGCGAGGGCCTGCGCGGCGAGATCCTGCCGGGTTTCCTCCATAGCGGGCGCGCTCAGTGCAGCGCCGGTCGGGCCGGCGACCGCGACCGTAACGTGACCGTAGGCGGTCGTGCCGGGCGTCGCCGGGTCGTAGTTGTCCAGTACCAGCGCCCGGGACGTGCCGACCCGGGACAGGGCCGCATATTCGAACTGCTCGGGATGCACCAGCGTCGACGTCTGCCGGGCCAGGACCGACGCGGCCCGGCCGAAGAAGTCGTCGTCGCTTTCCTGATCAGCGCCGCCGGCCATAGCGACGGACAGGGTCGCGGACGAGATGAAAGGCAGGTTATCGACGACCGCGAGGGCCGACCCGATCGGCGCCCCGTTCGGCAGCGAACCGAGACTATCGGCGACGACGTCGACCTGACCGGTCAGCGTCTCGGATGTGATGATGTTCAGGTCTTCGACGGTGAACAGGTCGACCGACCCGACGCTGCTGTCGAGCGCCAGGCGTAGCCGGGTGCCGGCCGGGATGACCTGCGTCGGGTTCGAGTTCGTCACGGTGAACACGGCCCGGCCGGTCGCGGCGATCCCTTCGGATCGGGCCGTGCCATACAGGCCGATGATCTGCTCGACGACGCGCGGGCCGAGCAGCTGCAGCGAAAGGATCTCGGGGCCGAGCATGACCGCCAGCGCTTCGAGCAACACCATTTCGGTGTTCCCGCCCCGGGGCACCCATTCGGGCATGACGCCCCGAATGTGAGTAACGCCCGCTTCGACAAGGTCGACTTCGGTGCCGAACTCGGTCAGGCGCAAGTTCTCCATTTCGGGAACGTCGAACGTCGTCATCAGCTAGTTTCCTTCCGTGCCGCGCGACCAGGTGACTTCGGCGGCTTCCTGCGAGTTATTAATCGGGGTCGAGTCGATCCCGACGATCGTGACGCCCTGCGGGCCGTGTTCGTCGAGGCAGACCTGCACGTCGCCGACGTAGAGGCCCGCGAAGGCCGGGTCGGGCACGCCGTAAGTCGGGCGCATCGGGCGTTCGCCGATGATCGTCAGGACGGCGACGGCGATCGCTTCGTCGATCTCGGCGTCGCTGCCGCGCACGACAGTCGCGACCGACCCGGTGGGGGTCAGTCGAAAGGGGAAACTCAAAGCGCCGTCAGCCATGTGTCGATACTGGCTGGCGGCGCTTTGAGCGTGTGGGAAGGCTGACTAGAAGCGGGCGTCTGCTTCGTGTCGGCCGTCAGTCCCGACGGGGGTCGCGGCTTCGATTGCGGGGGCGACGCCGGTCGGCTTCCAAAGGTTCTTATAGGCCGTGGACGCGATGACGAATACCAGCAGCACGGCGGTAACAAGGCCGACGGCGGTGAAGATCCCGTTCAGCCAGGCCGTCACGGCAGCGACGACCAGGTAGAACAGGAACGCGACGATCGACTGCCGGCGGGCAGACCAGCGCGACTGTTGAATGACGGCGATGACGGGCGGGCTGAAGAAGCCGACGGCCATAAGCCATAGGGCGACGGGGCCGAGCGCGGCCAGGGCGTTGATTGTGGCGGTGTCCATAGGTTAGGCCTTCTTCCATGCGTAGACTTCGGCCGAATACCGTTCGAGGTAGGCCGATTCGTGGGATGACGTGATGGTCGCTTCGAGGCGTGCAGCCTGCAGAATCGGCATTTTGAACTTGGCCGGGGCGTCGAACGTGCCGTCGGCCGAGCCGTGAATCTGCTGCTTGAAATAGCCCGACGGCTTGCCGCCGGTCGGGATGATGAAGAACTGCACGGTCAGCGTCTCGCCGGCTGGCAGGCCCGAGCCGGACAGGAACAGGTCGACGTCGTAGTGCCCGAGACCGGCGACGGCGAAGTTCTGCGCCTTCGCGTTCGTGGCATCGGTCATCAGGGTCGCGGACTTGCCGGCGGCAAGCCGGCGGCGGGTCGCGGGGGCGGTGACGCGCTTATAGGTAGGCACTTCGGATTCCTGTTCTTCGGGGGCGGGTGCGGGCTTGACGATCTCGCCTTGCGGGGCGATCGCTGCAGACCCGGGGCCGGGGTCTTCGGTGTAGAACTCGTCGAAGTTCAGCGGCGACCGGCCGTAAACGTTGTTCGACAGGTCGAAGCCGGGGTTCATGCGCTCGACGTGGCAGTGCGGGCCGGACGTCGCGGTGCCCGAGTTGCCCGAGTAGCCGATGATCTGCCCCTTCTTCACGCGCTGCCCGACCTTCGCGGTCGAGTTCGAGCAGTGCGCATAGACGAACGTCGGCATGGTGAAGCTGCGGCCGAAGGCGTCGAGGCAGTCCAATACCAGCGTGTCGCCGCCGTACCGGGTCAGCCACCAGTCATTAGCCCGGTAATTGTCGGTAAACCAGGACGAGTGTCTGATGACGCCGTCGGCAGCTGCGCGGATCGGGGTGCCGACCGGCACGGCGTAGTCGCGGCCGGTATGCCCCCCGGCAGGGTTAAATCCGCCCGGGCTACTGCGGAACTCTTGCGAGATCCGCGTGCCCTTCGGGAACGGGTCCATGTAAGTCATGACCCGAGCTTCGTCGCGGCCGGGCCTGCCGTGTGGGAAGGCGTCAGATATGGATGCCGTCAGGGACGTCGGCAAGGTTGATCTGATCGGTCAGATTATGGCTGCGCAGGATCGCCAGCATCTTGTAAACGAAAGTCACCAGGGCGTTGTTCTGATCGCGGACGGTGCGAACTTCCTTTTCGACCCGGTCGAGCCGTTCGTCGCGCTTCGCGAGTTCGAGGGCGTGCGCGGTCTTGTCAGCTTCCCGCGCCGTGACGAGATCGGCGTACTGCCTTTGCAGGGTCGCGATCGCCCCGTCGTAAATCTGTTCGGCCCGCTCGAAGGCCTTGCCGTCGACGTCTAGTTCCTTGACCTTCACGGTCGTCTTCCCGGCCCGGTAGGCGCCGTACAGGACGCCGATCAGGGCCAGCACGCCCGAGATCGTCAGGCCCCACAGTTCCGGCGTCATTTGACGGCCCCGCGCAGGTCACGGTCCTTCGGCCCCGACATGCCGGCGACGATCAGCGGCAGGACGCCGAACGCCCCATAGATCACGCCCGAGACCGCCGTGAATGGCGAGTCGTTGATCGCAGCGCTCAGGAAAAACAGCACGGCCCATATGCCCGGCGCGGCGACGAGGGACACGAACCCGGCGGCGTCCCGCGGGCGGGGCAGGAACGCGCAGACCAGGGCGGCGGCGGCGGCGATGATCCAGAGGGCAGCGAACCAGCCCAGCGGGATATGCGCGGTCAGCCAAGCGAACGTAACTTCGCGGCTCGGGGTAGCCGGCAGGAAAAAGAAGCTAGACCCGACGACGAGGTAGACGACGCCCATCACGATCTGAAAGGCGCCGCGCCGGCCGTTTGTCCGCGGGATGCGGCGGGTCATGCGCTCGGGATCAGGTAGGACAGGTTCGCGGTGAACGTCGCGCCTGATTGGATGGTGAACGCCGTCTGCGCCTTGATCGACATGATGCCCGTCGTCGTGTCGACGAACAGCGTCGCGTGCGTGTTCAGGGCGCCGCCCGAGATCGCGATCGGCAAGTATTTCTGCAGGCCGCTGTCGCCGCGCGCCCCGGCCGGCAGGACCGGCCCGAAGCTGGCGAAGCTGTCGTTCGGGATCTGCCCGCCGCCGCCGGTTCGGGTGATGCCAATGTCGACCGTGACGCGCTTGTACGCGCCCAGGTTTTCGACGGCGATCGTGCCGACCGGGGAATATCCGGTGACGGCCAGCGGCGACAGAATGGCCGGGGTGACGCCTGCAGCGCCGGCCGCAGCGACGGCCGCGTCGGCGTGCCCCTTCGCGGACGACTCGGCGGTATCGACGTAAGCCTTCGTCGCGGTGTGCGCGTCGCTGGTCGGGGTCGCGACGCTGATCTTGCCGGCACTGTCGCGCATGACGACGGTCGAGGCGGTCGCGGCCGACGTCGCCGCGTCGAGCTTCGCCTTATCGGCCTTGCGCATCTTGCCGTCGACCGCAGAAGTTACCAGCGGGATAGCCGTCACGGCCGCGTCGGCGTAGGCCTTCGCGTCGCTCTCGGCGGTGTCGGCGTAGGTGTTCGCGCCAGTGATCGCGGTATCGACGTAAGACTTCGTCGCGGCGTCGGCGGCAGCGGACGGGGTCGCGAACTGCGCCCGGCCCGAAGCGTCACGAATGACCAGGCGGGACGCGGTCGCGGCGCTGACAGCGTTGTCGAGCTTCGTCTTATCAGCCGCCGACATTTTGCCGGCGGCGGTCGTAGTCGCCGCGGGCGCTGCACTGACGGCCGCGTCGGCGTAAGCGTTCGCTTCGGTCTCGGCCGTGTCGACGTAGGCCTTGTTCGCGACGTCGGTCGACGCCGACGGGGCTGCGGCTTTGTACCGGCCGGCCGCGTCGGTCATCATGATCGTGTTCGGGGTCGCCGCAGCAGATGCCGCGTCGAGCTTCACCTTATCCGCAGCGCTCATTTTCCCGGCGGTCGTGCTGGTCGCTGCCGGGGCCGCGGTGATCGCGCCGTCGGCGTAGTCGGCCGCGGCGTTCCCGACGGTGGTGATCGCCCCGTCGACGTAGGCCTTCGTCGTCGCGTGCCCGGTCGTCGTGGGGGTCGCGACCGAAACGCGGCCTGATGCGTCGCGGCGCATCAGGGCTGACGCGGTCGCTGCGTCGGTAGCTGCGTCGAGTTTTGCCTTATCGGCCTTCGGCATCGCGCCGTCGACCGCAGCAGTCGCCAGGTCGATTGTGTGCGTGTGGTCAGCGCGGGCCGCTTTAGTCGAGACGCCTTCGATCGCCGCCGCGCCGGGGACGACCTTCGCGCCTGCGCCGCCGCCGCCGTTCGGGTTCTGATCCTGCCAGGCTACGCCGTCGTCGTAATACATTCGGGACACGGTCTGATCCCAGTACCAGCGGCCCGCCTTGCCAGCCGCCGGCCGCGCCGCGGTCGTGCCCTGCGAGTACATGCCGGCGTTGTTTTCGATCGCGTCGATCATCGTATTGAACTCGGTGCGGGAAGGGTGCGGGTCGCCGCCGCTTGTGTACTTCTTCAGTACGAATCGAGTCGTCGGGGTGATAGCCATGCCGTCAGAGTGCAGGCTGCAGGGCCGGGCGTGTGGGAAGGCGCGAGAGGCCCCGGCCAGCGCCGGGGCCTTCGCCTATCAGGGCTGCGTAGCAGTCCACCAGCAGGCGGCAGATGCGCCCGATGCCGCGGTCGTGTAGTTGAACGCGCGGACAGAGAAACCGGTCGCCGAGACGCCCGTCGCGGAAAAACTCAGGCGCGGATCGTTGCTGCCGAACGCAAGGCTTGGTTCGGCGTCGAACAGGCCGGCCGGGAAGTTGATCACGACTGTACCGCTGACGCCGCCCGCAGCGACTGCAGCGAACGCCGTCTTGCCCGCCGCTGACGCGGTCGCATGCTTCGCGGCCAGGCCGTCGACGTAGCCCTTCGTCGCCGCATCGGACGCGACAGACGGGTCGGCGAACTGCGCCCGGCCCGATGCGTCGCGCTCGACGAGCTTCGACGCGGTCGCCGCCGACGTTGCCCCGTCAAGAATCGTTTTATCGGCGGCTGACAGCGCCCCCGCCGCCGACGTCGTCGCCAGCGGCAAGCGAGCGACGGGGACGGTGCCGCTCGTCAGGTCAGCGGCGCTATGCGTGTGCACCGATGCGGCCTTGCCGTCGAGCGTCGACTGCAGGCTTGTGACGTCGGCGATCGCGTGCGTATGCGACGTCGCCGCCTTGCCGTTGAGCGCCGTCTGCGTCGCCGTCGAGATCGGCTTTAGCAGGTCGGTCGTGTTGTCGACCGAGCCGAGACCGACGTCAGCCTTGACCAACGACACGACGCCCGTCTTGCCGGCCACGGACTGAACCTGCCCCGCGGCAAGCACTTCTTTCCAGTTCGCCAGGGTCGCCGGGGCATCGACCGACAGCACGTAAGTCTTGCCGTTGTCGGACCTGATCGCCATGTCGCCGCGCTGCGCGGTCAGTGCGAGCATTTCCGCCTGCGACGCGACGGGGAAGGTGTCGTTGATCGCCAGGGGCGGCAGGGCCGACGTCGGGACGGTGCCCGAGATATCCGCGTAGGTGTGAACGTGGCCGGTCGCCGAACGGGTCGCGACCTGCGCGTCGACGTAGTCTTTGCGGGTCATCGCGTTCGTCGCGGTCGACTGCGCCGCGTCGCCCAGGAACACGTTCGCCGACAGGTGCCCCGACGCGCTGCGCAGCGCCAGCGCGTTGGCGACCGTCGTCGCGCTTGCGGCGTCGAGCTTCGCCTTATCCGCGGCGCTCATTGCACCCTGAACCGAGCCGGTCGCGGCCGGCAGGCGTGCCGCCGGCAGCGTGCCCGCCGTGATCTCGGTCGCGTCGTGATTGTGCGCGCTCGGGGTGAACGTGGCCGGAATGCCCGTCAGCGTCGACCAGTCCGAAGGGAACGACGACGGCAGGCCGGTCAGCGAGCTATAGGCATGCGTATGCCCGACCGCGCTTAGCTCTTTCCATCCGTACCAGGTCGTCGAATACTTCGAGCGGGTGACGATGATACCCGAGTTGTAATACATGTACCGCTGATAGACCATCGACCCCGACGCCCACACTTCGAGCAGGCCCGCTAGCGGCTGCGGGTAATTCGATCCAGCCGCCGCGCCAGCGTTCGCCGGCTGATGATAGAACCCGGGCGTCGTGTAGGCGTTCAGGTCGGCGCCGCTCGGGATGACGATCGGGGCCTTTTCGTACCGGCCGGCGATTAGCCCGTCGACGTAAGCCTTCGTAGTGGCCGCGTTCGCTGCCAGCTGCGCGCCGCCGAGATAGCAGTCTTGCACGATGATCGAGCCGGTCGCGCCGCGCCTGACGATCGAGTCGGCGGTCGAAGGGACCGAGCCGAGCGCGTCGGCGTACCCCTTCGTGACCGCGTGCGAGGACAGGGTCGGCGCGTTCGTGAGTTCGATGGTCGTGAACCTGCCCGGGCCGATGATCGTGCCGTCGGCGTTCAGTGCCGCGATGACGACGAGATCGTCCCGGCGCCCTTCGACCGCGCCGACGAGGATCGACGCGCCCTGCAGCAGCCCGGTCACGATCGACGGCATCCTGACGGCCTGATCGCCCAGCAGCGCCGGGACCAGCGCCGCGACCGTGCCGTCGCCGTAATTCTCGGCGATGACGCCGCGCCAGACCGACGGGATCGCGCCGCGCCCGGTCGACGCCCGGGCCGGGGTGCGCAGAGACGACAGGCCGCTCATGACAGCCCGCCCAGCATCGCCAGGCCGGGCACGGTGAACGCTTCGACGTACCGACCAGGCTCGGGGCCGGTAACGACCGTCAGGCCCGCGCCGTGGGACTCGACGACGCGGCCTTTGCCGACGGTCAGCCCGAGCCGGCCGTCAGCCAGGCCGACGACGACGCCGCGGGCGGTCAGGTCGACCGGCGTGCCGGCGTTGCGCGCCGCCAGGAATACGCGCAGCTGGTCGTCGACGAACGGGATCTGCAGGCCCTGCGCCGCTGCGGCCTGCCCGAGCGCTTCGGCGACTTCGAGGCGCGGCCCGGGCGTTTCCGCGAGCAGCGCGTCAGCAGCGGCCCCGGTCGGCACCAGCGTGTCGGCCAGGTGCAGCACGCGGGACACAATCAATCCGGCCCAAACAGTCATCAGACAGCCTTCTTCGGTCGTAGGTAGCCCTGCAGGCCTTGCTTGCTCAGGGTCGTTTCGTGGGTAGCGCCCGGGTTCTGCGTCAGCACGCGGATCGAGCCGCCGCTATCGGCGATGACGATCGCGACGTGACCGTAGCCGCCGCCGTAGAACGCCCCCCAGCAGGCGATATCGCCCTTCAGCGGGGTCGCGTCCTTCGAGATTTGCGTGAACGCGCCCGACGCGGCGCCGTTCGCGAACCATTGATTACCGTTACCGCTGATGTTCACGCCGAACAGTTCAGAGGCGTAACGCTTCGTCAGGTCGACGCACTGCGCGCCGAAGGCCCCGTCGGCGTCGATCGCGACGCCCCGGTACTTCGCGGCGAACCGGTCGAATGCCCCGGCGACGCCCGCCGTCGGCGTGCCCGAGCCGCCGGCCACGCCGGGCGCCCCGGTCGTGCCCGTCGATTCGCTGCGGGGCGGTTCGACCTTCGGGTCGATCGGGCGCTGACATGAGACCTTGACAGGCGCGGCCCGGTGCAGCGGGAAGTCGACGGCGTTGATGATCCAGACGCCGCCCATCTTCCCGACGCTGCGGCCGGTCAGCACTACTTCGTCGCCGGGCCGGGCCTGATCGGCGTCAGCGCTGACGAGTGAGAGGGTCAGCGATTCGCGCAGTTCAGCGCCCGGGGTGTCGCTGTACTTCGGCATGCCCGTCATGCCCGGCGAATAGTCGGTGAAGCTATCCCACTTCAGCGCCCATGTCCGGCGCGGCCAAACAGCCTTGACGAGATAGGACGGCTTCGCGAAGACCAGCGTCGACCCGTATTCGAACAGCCAGACGCCCGTTTCGCGGGCCTGCTGCGTCAGGACGTCCCAGGTGTTTTCGGCTTCGGCGCCGTCCTGCGGGGCCTGCCGGGCGATCGTCTTCACGCCGAGACCGGGCTGCACAAGATGCGCCATGCCGGCCGAGTTCGCGACCCATTGCACCCAGGACGTCAGCGGGACCGCGCCCCAGGACTTCGCGCCGGTCTGCTTGCGCAGCGCGGTAACGAACTTCGACGGGGCCGTGACCGCGATGACCGGGCCGGTCGCGGCCGTGTCGAGCGTCAGCCCGTCGGTCGTCAGCAGCCAGTCGCCATAGCGTACCGTCGCGCCGGGATCGAACAGCTTCGAGCGGAACAGGTCGAGGTCGTGACTGTCTTCGAAGGTCAGGCCCATTTCGGTTACTTTGTCGGCCGCGATCGACAGGGACGCCCGGACGCACGCCGCCGTCAGGTTTGAGGACAGCGACGAGCCCGAGACGGTCAGGTTCTTCAGGCGGGCGCCGTCAAGTGTGGTAGCCATCAGCGCGCCGGGATCTTGAACACTTGGCCGGGATAGATCCAGTGCGGGTTACGGATCTGCCCCTGATTCAGCCGGAATATCTCGGGCCAGCGGGCGCCGTTGTGCAGGTACCGGGCCGCGATATGCCAGAGCGTATCGCCGGGGACGACCCGGTGCTGACGGGCAGCAGGCGGGGCAGGCTTCGGCGCCGGCCGCTTCGGGATGACCCTGATCAGGTTCGTCGTGACGTCGACCGCTTCTTCGAGATCCCAGGACAGTTCGGCCCGGGAGATCCGGTTATCGAGCGCCCGCTGCGTGACCTTGACGGCCAGGCCCTTGATGTTCCACCAGACGCCCTGTTCGTACTGCGTCGAGCCGCCGACGAACCTGACGCGCTGCCCGTTCTTCGCGAGGTCGGTCAGCGGTTTCAGGGCGTGTTCGATCGACTGCTGATAGTCGCGTGACCCGACGCGGTGCGTGAACGACATGACCCGCAGCCCGGCCCCGACGTTGCGGGTGATCGGCTTCAGGCCTTCCCGGTCGATCTGCCCGAACCGGGCGACTTCGCCGAAGTCGAACTGTGACGGCGACGAGTAGAGGCTGTACCGCTTCCCGTCGTCGGTCGTGACGGCCATTGTCGCCGCGGCCTGCGTGCGTGCTACCAGTACCCGAACCATTTAGTAGGCCCTTCGGTTGTGCTCGGTGATGAGGTCTTCGAAGGCTTCGTTCACTGCGGCCTTCAGTGCGGCGTAGTCGACGCCGTCAGCGCCGCCCTGCACGGTGATCTGCACCGGGGCGCTGATCGTCAGGCCCGGCCCGCTGCTGCGGCCGGTACGGCTGTAGCCAGACGTCATCGACGGGCCGCTGCCGGCCTTCCGCCCGCCCGATGCTGCAGCGTTCGCGGCCATGATTTTCTGCGGCCCGATCGCCCGGGTCAATTCGGGCACCAGGACCGATTCGCCGGGGGACAGGCGGGCAAGGATCGAGTCGTTCCCGGGCGAGTAGCCGCCCAGCACGCCGCCGCCAGCGAAGGCAGCTTCGACGACGCCGCCGCCGCTGAAGACGCCGCCGCCTGACGCGCCGGGCATCTTGCCCTGACCGTTGCCGTCCTTCTCGATCCCGAGCCAGTCCTGAATGCCGCCCAGCGGGTTATTCATGAACTCGCCGATCTTGCCCAGCACGTCGCCGATGATCCGGCCCAGGTCTTCGAACGTGCCGCGGATACCGTCGATGACCGGCGTCAGCTTGTCGCCGATGAACGTCATCATGATTTGGAAACCCTTGACGAGATCGTCGATAAACGACTTGACGCCGCTGATCGCCCCGCCGATTATTTCGCTAAACCATTTGCCGACGGTGTCGATGACCGGCTTCAGGGTGTTGTTCCAAAAATCGGTCAGCATCCCGAAGGCCCCGACCAACAGGTCGATGACGGGCTTCACGATCGTGTTATAGATCCAGTTCAGGACGGTCATGAAACCTTCGCCGAGCCACTGCAGCGCCGGCAGCAGCACGCCGTTCCAGAAGTTCACAATGCCGTTGAACGCCCCGACGATCAGGTTCACGATCGGCAGAATGATCGTCGTATAGATCCAGGTGCCGACGGTCATGAAGAAGTTCCCGACGGCCTGAAACGCGGGGATCAGCACGCCGTTCCAAAAATCGACGATGCCGCGGAACGCGCCGACGACCAGGTCGACGATCGGCTTCACGATCGTGTTATAGATCCAGGTCAGCAGCGACATGAACCCGTTGCCCAGGTTCTGCAGGGCGGGCAGCAGCACGCCGTTCCAAAGGTCGACCAGCCGGTTGAACAGGGCGACGGCGATCGTCGCGAAGTTCCAGACCAGCCGGCCGATCCAGTCGAACACCGGGGCGAAGAAATCGCCGACGGCCTGAACTGCGGGCATCAGGACGCCGTTGAAAAAGTCGACCAGCATGCCCCAGCCGTCGACGAAGAACCCGACGAAGTCGCGCGCCCAGTTGCCGACGTTCGTGAACAGGTCGCCGAACCAGCGGCCGACGGCGTCGATCGCGGGCATCAGGGTCGAGTTCCACCAGTCGACCACATTGTTCCAGGCCCCGACGATCCAGTCGGTCGCGGCCTTGACGGCGTCGCCGACCCATTTCATCGCCGAGTCGACCCCGGCGCGGAACCAATCGACATTGTTGTAGGCCCACACGAACGCGCCGACCAGGGCCGCGATGCCGGCGACGATCCAGCCGACCGGCCCCATCGCGATCAGCCAGGCAGCGGCGATCTTGACGGCCTGAATCGTGGCCTGCGCCCCCATCAGTACCCAACCGCCGATCATCGCCATAACGGCGCCCGAGTGGGCGAACGCCGCCTTCACGGCTTCGGCCCGAGTGATCGCCCAGGCAAGTTTCTGCTTCGCGGCGCTTTTGAGCGCTTCGATGCCGAGCGCGACCCAATGCGGGATCAGGGCGACGACGATCAGGGACACGATGACGCCGATCGGGGTACGCATGTCCCAAATCGCCGTGGCTACGTCTTTCAGCTTGCCCGGTACTTCGATCGCCGCGTCGCGCAGGTCGAGCAGCATGTCGACGGCCTTCGAATCTTCTTCCCAGCCGAAGACGTCCCGCAGCAGGCCGGAATAGTCGCCCTTGATCAGCAGGTCGTGCAGGCCGATCGCGGCGTCTCGAATGTCGAACAGGACGTCGACGGCGGGCGAATCTTCTTCTACGTTGAACGCCCGGGTGAACGCCCCGGTAAAGTCGCCCTTGACGAACAGGTCATAAAGGCCCTGCGCGGCGTCGCCGGTCCATTCGATCGCCTTGCCCAGCCCGTTCGACAGGGCGCCGATCGCGACCGTCGCGGCGGGCTTGATCGCGTCGAGCGCCTTCATAAGTCCCGAGTTGATCGTCGCGTTCAGGTTGCCTAGCGCGCCTTCGAAGGTCTTCGTCGACTTCGCGGCTTCTTCGGCGATCGGCGTGTTACCGAGCTTGATGATCGCGGCCTGAAACTCGTCGGCGGTGATCTCGCCGCCTTCCATCGCCTTCTTAAAGTTGCCTTCGAACGCGCCCGCTTCGCGCATGGCCTTCTGCAGCTGCCCTGACGCGCCGGGGATAGCGTCGGCCAGCATGTTCCAATCTTCAGTCATCAGCTTGCCGGCGCCGGCCGACTGCGACAGGGACCGGCTGACGCTCTTGAACGTCTCGGCGTTGCCGCCCGCGACGGCGTTCAGGTTGCCCGCGGCCTGCGTGATATCGGTGTAATTCTTGACGCCGTTCGCGGCTAGGGATGCCATTGTCTGCTGAATGGTCGGCAGGTCGTAAACGGTTTGATCAGCGAAGGCCTTCGCGTCGTCTTTCGCTTTCACGATCGCGGACGTATCCAGCCCGGCGAACGACATAGTCGACACGAACTTATCGGTCGCATCAGACGCCCGGCCCGCTTCGGCAATAAAGCCGCCGACCATCTGCGCGCCGAAGTAGGTCGCGACCAGGGCGCCGGCCTTCTTTAGCCCGTTCCCGAAGCCGGTGCCGGCCCGTTCGCCGGCCAGGGTCGCGTGTGAGGCGACGCCGTCCATTGACCGGGTGATCGAGGACCGCATCGTGCCGAACAGGCGCGACGTGCCGGTCGTGGCCCGGCCGACGACGCCGGTCATGCCCGAGAATAGGCGGTTCTGCCGGCCGAGCGCCCCGGTGACTTCGCTGGTCGCGCGGTTCGTCGCCGTGGCCTGCCGGCGGGCGCCGGACTCGACGGCGTCGGTGAAGCCTTCGACCCGCCGCGCAGCGGTGGCAAGGGGGGCGCTCATTTGGTCTTTGAGTTCGGCGGTCAAGACGACCCGTTCTTCGGCCATTTGATACGCCCCCCTTCTGTTATTTGTTGGCTTGCTTCTGTGCTTCTGCCCGTCGGTCGTCGTCGTCCCATAGGACCATCGCCGCGGCCGTTCTTATGGCCCGGTGCCGCCAGTCACGTTCGGTAACGACCGTGACCGGGTCGACGCCGATGCGCTCGGCGACCCGCGCCTGTTCTTTGAACCGGGGCTGATCGACGAGTGCATCGGTTAGGCGTCGGTAGGGTCCAGCGGTTCGAGGTCTTCGCCCCAGCCCGCCGCCTTCAGTACCGCGCCGCCGATGGTGTTCGTCTCGGCGTCGCCCAGGAACTTACGCACGGCTGCGTGCGCGTTCTGTCGCGGGCCGTAGGTGTTCAGGAACGCTTCGGAGTTCAGCAGCAGCGGTTCGCCGTCGGTGTCCATGATCTGCTTGCGGTCGCCGTCGACGACCTTGTAGATCCCGATGTTCGTCTCGATCATCGCCATTGCGTTACCGACGGTGGTCTCGGCGTCTTCGACGCGCTTGCGGGCGCCCTGCGCGGCCTTGCGGTAGCGCTTCATTGCGGGTTCGCCGATGACCGCGTCGAAGCCCAGGACGAAGCCGCCCTTACGGGACGTGACCGGGAAGAAGACGATGTTCGAGATTTCTTCGTCAGCCATGCCGAGCAGGTCGTCGAGCAGGCTGTCGCCGTTCTTCGTGTCGGCCGGCGCGGGGATCTCGTAGCCGATTTCGGCGGCGTTCGCCGGGGCGATCATCAGGTCGCCGTCAGCGGTGTCGTCGGGTGCTTCGATGCCGTAAGAAGTAGTCACGGTATTTTCCTTTGTTCGTCGTCCAGTAGCCGCCGCGGGTCGGTGGCTCTATAGCCCGAGCATCGTTTAGGCCCGGGCGCGCGTGTGGGACGGTCTGCGTGTTGGCACTGGACAGGCCGAACGAGAGGCAGACCGCCCCACACTTTTACGACCCCGGGGCTACCTGCGCCCAACAGACCCCGGGGAGATTATTGGTTAGGCCGGGCCGCTGGTCGCGAAGGTCAGCTTGATCTCGGCCGCGTCCGAAGATGCGGCGTCGGTCTCTGACTCCTGCAGGCCGGTCAGCAGGCACGCGGGGTAAGTGCGCGGCTTGCCTACGCGCGTCCAGTTCGCATCGGTGGCCTGCTTCGTGATGTTGAACTCGCCGCGGCCGATCAGCTTGTTCAGCTGGTCGATCCAGACGTCATCGCGGGACGGCGCGACCGTGCGGGTCACTTCGATATCGTCCCATTCGGCCGGGCCTGCAAGCAGGTCGGCGCGGTCGCTGCCGCCGTTGTAGTCCTTCGTCACGGATGCGGTGCCGCCGCCGCCACTGAACGCCCGCCAGGTGCCGGGGATGCCTTCGATATTGACGAGGTACTGACGCTTCGTGGCTTTCGCCTGCGTGGTTACGTTTGCCATGTCGGTTTACCTTTCTTAGACCGTACCGGCAAGCGGTACCTTGATGATTTCGACCTGAATCAGCTGCGCGACCGGGGACAGGCGCACGCTAAGCGATACGACGACCTTGTTTTCGGCTGCAGCGGTGATCGGGTTCAGTGCCGTGTCGACGCTGACCTTGTAGCCGGGGTCGATGACCTGCTGATCGGCGTCGCGCAGGCCGTAGAACCCGTCACGCTTCGCGATCGGGTCAAGCACGCCGACGCAAGCGGACTCGATCAGGGACCGCAGCTGCCCGCGGCTGTCGTTCGTCTTGAACACGAACGGTTCGAGGACGGCCTTCACGGCGCGCGTCAGGTTGTTCAGAACGTCGCGGGCGTTGAGCATGCCCAGGTTTTCCCGGTCAGCGGACAGCGACTGCCAGCCGTACAGGCGAACCGTCGACCCGGTCGTGACGATGCCGTTCACCAGGGCGTCGGCCAGGGTGTCGTTCACGGCATTGTCGACCTGCACGGTCGTGCCCAGTACCCAACGGGTGCGGGCCGCGTCGCCTGCGGGTACCTGCCAGAAACCGACGTCGCGGTGCGCGCGGGCGCGGGCAGCGGCGACGTAGCCTTCGGGGCTGATCGTGCGGGTCGCGCCGCCGTCGGGGATGATCAGGTGCGGGTAGAAGATGCCGCCGTAGGCGCCGTTCGGGTCGGCCGCGAGTGACGCGCCGGCAGCGACAGCTTCGGCGGGGGTTGCGGTGGAGGGCAGCGCGAGCAGCGCAGTTTTCCCGGTGCGGGCGGCGTGATCGAGCAGCAGCGATCCGATCTGGCTGACCGAGTAGCCCGGGGCTGCGACGGCCCCGCCTTCGGCGCCGGTACCGGCGTCGAGTGCGGCGATGACGTGCGCGGTCGTGGCCGCTGCGCGGTCGTCAGTGCCGGCGCTGAACGCGGTCGCGGGCAGGGTCTTCGGGTTGTTCCCGGGCGCGGCCGTGATCGAGCCGAGCGAAGTGACCTTGACGTAAGGGTTCGTCGCGGCCTTCTGCACCAGGTCGGCGGGGGACTCGATCGCAAGGTAGGACGTGATGGTCACGCCGGCACGGCGCAGGATCAGGTCGAACGTGCTGCCGTTCGAAATGACTTCGGCCGTGAAGTCGGTCGAGTGCGCGCCGGGGTCGGCCGCTTCGATCTTGACCGTGTCGACGTCGGCGGTGTCCTTCAGCGTCAGGACGCCCTTCGCGGCGGCGGGGCCGGTCACGCGGGACACGACGAGTTCGTTACCGCCTTCTTCGAAGTACATGCGGGCCGTGTCGAACAGGTTCGAACTGAACGCCGTCCGGTCGCCATAGACCGCGATGAACTTCGCGATCGAGTCGACGATCGTCGAGCGGCCGACGGGACCGAACGCGGTCAGTCCGGCGACGTGAAGACGCCCCGACTGTGTACCGGCGTTCGACGGCCCCGACCCGAGCTTCGTAGTTACTTGTACGCCGATTGACGTCATGATGCGTTACCTTTCGTCTCGCCGTCTGCGTTAGTCGGCTTGGGGGGTTTGATGCGCCCGCGGATCGGGGACGGTTCAGGGGTTGCGGCCAGGATGACGCCCCGCTCGATCAGCTGGTCAGTGAAAGCGTCGGGCGCGACGACGCGGCTTTCGCCGCCCGCCAGGACGTGCCCGGCGTAGTCGATGACCTGCTCGAACTGCCCGGGGTTATGAAGTCGTGTTTTGGCGCTCATGCGTTCACCATCGCCCGCGCCCCGCCCGGCGTGTGGGACGGGGCGCGTGTTCGGCCCTACTCGTCAAAATAGGGGTGCTGCACGGCCGGCTCGATCTGGATCTCGGCCGGCCCGTCGAACGGGTTCGCGTGGTCGAGCCGTTCGTGCGTGACGACTTCGAACTGCACGAACGCGGCGGCGATGTACTGCGCGTCTTTCTGGTCGAGTTCCGAATACGATTCGACGATGCTGCGCGGGTCGATCTCGGCCGAGTTGTCCGGCCCGACAGGCAGGATCTTATCGGCAAGGTACGCTTCGCGGACGGCCAGGGCGCAGCGCTTGACCGCAAGGGACGTCGCCGGGCCGGTGTCGGCCATAGCGTAGACATAGACCTGCACGCGGTAGCGGTACGAATATTCTTCGAAGTCAGTGTCGACGTCGGTCTGCCGATTCCCGAGTTCGCCGGTCGTGCCCGGGTTGACGAACGCGATCGCCGGGAACTTCTCGATCGACAGGGTCGCGATCTCGTCAGCGAAGAAGCTGGCGAAGTCGGGCAGGTCAGAGGTCGTCGCCCCGTACCGTGCCCGCAGCAGGGCCATGCGGCCGGGCAGCTGCTCGACGGCGTGCATGAACATTCCGCGGGTTACGCCTTCGGCGCCGAGCATCAGGCCGCGACCCTTGACTCGATAAGCCAGCGTTCAAGAATGCGGGAAAATTCGCGGGTGTCTGACCTGCGGGCCGGTCCCATAATCGGACGTGCTGGCATGTTCGGCGTGCCCTTCTGATGATATTGCGCGTAGGGAAGGTCGGTGCCGACGGTCATGCGGCCGTTGCCGACTTCATAGACGCCTTTACCGGGCACGGTCATTTCGCGGCGCAGGTCGCCGTCGAACACCAGGATCGGCCGGCCCGGGCGAACGCGGGCCTTGAATCGGGCATACGGGGGCGACAGCGGCGACCATTTGCCGGTCTCGGCGCTGCCCTGCTCGTCGAACTGCCGCTTATTGATCGTGCCGACCTGATATAGCGCCATAGCTTCGAACGCCTGCGTCGTATCGGCGATGTTGTGTTCCCAGCGCCGCAGCTGCAGCGAGACCGGCGCCGCGCCGGCCCCGTCGAACGATACGACAGGCATCAGGAACGCCCCCCGTCAGGGAACAGCGGGGCCGGGAAGAAGCCGGACACTTTGCCCGTCGGGGCCGGCGCGGTGACGGGCAGCGCCGCGATCCAGCCGTCGAGGGTCAGCCCGAGCAGGTCGACCGCCGATTCGTACCGGGACCAAAGCAGGGCAGCGTAGCCGCCGTCATTGTTGATCGCCCCGGCCGGGTGCGCAGCGGCGACCAGGTAGGACGCCGCGCCGTTCACGGTGGCGTCGTGCGCGGCCTGCGCGAGTGCCCCGGCGCGGGCGCCGTCGGTGATCCTGCCGAGATCGGCCAGGCGCAGCGCGACGCGGCCGGCGACTTCGGCAATGAACCCTTGCACTTCGTCGGTGGTGATGACCCGGTCGGCCTTCTTCCCGAACACCAGGTCGACCGGTGCGGCGGGGCCGTTGCCGATAGAAACATGGGGCGCCAGGGCCGAAACTTCTTCGACCGTGACGCCCCAGTTCGTATCGGCTGTCATGAGGACAGCCATGAGTGTTTAGCCTTCCAGCTTGCGGAGTGCCTTGATTCGAACGCCGCGCTTCAGGTGGTCGGCGTCGGTGTCGATGACGTCGCCCTTCTTCGCGGTTTTGAACTTGCCGTCGACGAACTGGTTATACCGACTGAACAGCACGACGGCGCGGGATCGCCCGCCGAAGTCCTGCACGTTGCTGGTATCGACCGGGATCTCGGCGTCGGCGGTGATGACCGGCTCGGCCGTGTTGCCGTAGACCAGGGCCGCGAGGGCGGACGCGCGCGGGTCTGCCTGCGCGACGTCCTGCTCAACGGGGGTCGTGACGGTCTCGGTGCCCGGCTCGACGGTCTCGGCCGGGGTCTCGTCGACCTTCGGCTCGGTCACGGCCTTAGCGGCGACCGGCTTCGGCGCTGCCACTAGGCACCGATCCCGTTGATGACCAGGGCGGCGCCCGGCTCGTCGATGATCGGCACGGACCACTTATCGGCGATGACGACGTCGCGCTTCAGGGTGCCTTCGCGGGTCACTTCGACGCCGAACGGCTTTTCGATGACGTTCACGCCGGAAACCTTCGTTTCGAGCAGGATCGCCTGATCGTCGTCGACGAACTCGTTCACGATCCAGTTGAACCCGAGCAGGCCCGACAGGGACGGGTTGTACAGCGGGTTCAGGTTGCCGTTTTCGCGCGGCGCCCAGTTCTGCAGGTCGTCGAGCAGCAGCAGGTTCGACTCGGTGTTCGGGGAGATCAGGACCGTGTTCGGGTTGTAGCCGAGCTTCAGGGCGGCGATAGCGGCCTTACCCTTCAGCAGATCAGTCTTCCAGACCTTTGTGGTCGCCCAGTCGCCGACCGAGTTCACGGTCGGTACCTTGGACTCGAACAGGGTCAGGCAGCGGGCGGCGTCCTGACGAAGCAGCGCGTTACGGACCTTCAGGTTGCCCTTCGCGATCACGTCGAGCGCGTTACGGGACCGGGCCTGATCGGTCACGATGTAGCCGGCGCCGAACGTGGTCGACAGCGCGACCTTGTCGCCGGACTCGGCGATATCGACCATCGGGAACGCGCCGCCGGGGGCGACTTCCTTCACGTCGCCGCGGGACGGGTACCGGTCTTCGGTCGAAGATTCGGAGTAGATGACCGTGCCGGACTCGGTCGTGCCTGCGCGGAACAGCAGGTCAGACAGGAACGGGGTGGTGTCGGTGACGATGCGCTTCGCCAGGACGGTCGGGGACTTCAGCAGCCGGTCGACGGTCAGACGAGTGCCCGAAGTGGTCGGGGCGCCTGCGGGGTAGATAGTCATGTCAGATTCCTAATCCGGTTAGAGGGACAGACGCACGGCGACGTCAGCATTGAGGGCGGCATCGTGTTCGATCTGCCCGAGACGAACACCAGCAGCGAGTGCGATCGCCTTGCCGGCGGCGTCGGACTGAACCTGTGCCGGGGCGGTCAGCGCGGCGCCGGCCTTGACGGTGTGCGTGCCGATCTGATGGATCGTCAGGATCTCGTCGTTCACGGCATCCCAGGACGCGATACCGAAGGCCTGTTCGCCTGCGCCGCAGGTGGAGACGTTCGGCTGCTGGAAGGTGCCGCCGGCGACGATCTTCACGAAGGTGCTGCCGGTGATCGCGCCGACGGCCTTCGCGGGAGTCGCGCGGTTGTCAGAGTAGACCTCGAAAGACGGGTTTACGGGTGCGAAGCTAGACATAGTCAGGGCCTTCCTTAGATTCCGGCAGCTTCAGCAGCTGCAAGCAGTTCGGCGTCGTCTGACGCTTCGGTGTTGGGGGTGCGGTCGTCGCCGAGTTCGATGACGCTGAACCGGGGGGCGAGCGAAGACAGCAGGGTCTCGGTGCCTTCGGGGTTCTTGTCGTAGGACGCGGCGAACGCGACGCGCTCGGCCGGGGCGATGCGGCCGGTCTTGATCGCGTTGTCGAGCGCGGCCTTTTTCCGGTCGGCTGCGCGGGCGCCGGTCAGGTCGGCAAGCTGCGCCTGCATTTCGGCGAACTGGACAGCGGAGACGACGACCGTCGCGGGTGCGCCTTCGCCCAGGGCTGCAGCGCCTTCGGCGGCGGGTGCGGCCGGGGTGCCGGCCGGTGCGGCGGCAGCAGCAGCTTCGGCCGCGATCTGCTCGGGAGTCTTCTCGGGATCAGCAGCCGGCGCGGCGAGTTCGGCAGCTTCAAGCGCTGCTTCTACTTCGGCGTCGGTGGCAGTCTCGGGCAGGCCGAGCTTCTTCTTCAGTGCTTCGGAGAGTGCCACGTCGGCAGTCCTTTCGTCGGGTGCATTGCTTCCAAGGTCAGCGTTACCGCCCGCGCCGGGGCCGTGTGGGACGGGGGCCGTGTCTGTATCGCCTTCGACGGCGAACGCGACGACTGCGTCGCGGGTCGCGTCGTCTTCCTGCCCGGGCACGCCTTCGGATGCGTAGAGGCTCAGGACGTCATCGAGGCCCTTCACGGCCGGGGCCTTCGCGCCGAGCAGCGCGAGACCGGTCAGCGCGGCCCGGTAGGTCTTCCCTGACGGGGTCTTCACGCCGAGCGACATTTCAACGCTGCGGCGGCGGAACGCGCGGGGCACGATCGCGGCGAGCTTCGCCGGCACGTCGACCAGGTCGCCGATCAGCGTGTTCTTATCGGCCGACAGCTTCAGATTCTCGATCCAGCCAAGCGCGGGGTGCCCGGTCGCGAGGTTCAGGTCGCCGTCGTGCCCGATCTTCACGACGCCCCGGTCGATCTCGGGGTCGGCGTAGGCGGCGACAGCGTCGGCCAGGTCTTCGGCGGTGATCGTCGAGCGGCCAGTCATCCCGCCCCAGGTGCCAGCCTTCACCAGCTGCACGTCTTTGAAAGTCGTAGTCGCGATAGTCATGCGGACAGCGTGACCGGGCCGGGCCGGGGCGTGTGGGAAGGCTTCGGCGGGCGCACAAAAGCCCGGGCGGTCAGGCCCGGGCTAATGGCAAGGCGGCAGGCCCTTCGGCGTGCTGCGAGGTCAGCCTATCAGGCGTCGGGGTCGTCGCTCGGCGGGACGTCGCCGACGGGCGTCATCGCGTCGATCATGTCCTGCGCTTCGAGGTATTGAACCTGCAGCACGTCGCCCGTCGCCTTCAGGACCAGCGTCAGCGGCTGATCCAGCACGCCGAAGGCATAGTCGCCGCCTTCGAGCAGTTCCCGCGCCCCGTCGACCAGCAGCCAGGCCGCAGCGTCTTCGTAGCCGTAGTCGGCGACCATGTACTCGCCCGGGTTGCCGAGATCCCGCCAGGCCGGGGCGTTCAGGTCATACCCGATCTTGCGGGCCTGCTCGAAAGTCGTCGTCATCGTCCCATTTCCTTACGTTTGCGCAGGCGCTCGGCTTGCATGACGTCCCATTCATCCATCATCTTCTGCCGCTCGGCCTGCGGGACTTCTTCGTAACGTCCAGTCTGCTTGTTCATGCGCCAGAACGGGGGGATCAGTTCGCTAGTGCCGTCAGGCTTCGGCCGCATGTAGGTATGCGACATTTTCTTCTTCTGCGCGGTCGTCGGCCCGGCCGCTGCCTTCTTCGCCGCTGCTTCGTCGAGTTCGGCAGCGAGTTCGGGCGGCTGCGATTCCAGCGCTTCGGTTAGCCGGTTGCCGCTCGGCACCTTGTCGTCGATCCTGACGGCCTGCAGCGATCGGGGCTGAAACTTGCCTGAGGCAAGGTGGCCCGATGCGTCAGACTGCGCGATCTGCGCTTCGATGTAGACGGGCTTTCCGTTGAGTTTTTCCCAGCTGAAGACGTGACCGCCGCCGCCCTTCGCCCAGTAAACCTGCACGAAGCCGCGGGCGCCTTCGGGCTGGTCTTCGATCCATTCGTCAAGCCGGATCTTCGCGTTGTCCGAACCGCCGTCGATGATCTTCGCGCCAGGCTTACGCCCGACGTCGGTCTTGTCGTAGAACTGCTTACGGGTCGGGGCCAGACCCAGCCCGCCGAAGCGTTCCATTTTCGCCGGGTTGCCGTCGGCATCTTCCCACCATTCCGAAACGTATTCGTCTTCGAAGCGGCCCTTGCCGCCCTTGACCGGGGCGGCGGTGACGTCGTAGCCGCGGCGCCGATGCTCGAAGGCGTTCACGACCGACGTGCAGTTATTCGTGTAGGTCTTATTCGTGACGTCGCGGACGCGCATCGGGTTCACTAGCTTGGCTTCGGCGAACAGGTCGGCCGCGGTCTTCGGCGCCGGGTTCGACGTCTTGACCGGCAGCTGATCGAGGGCGTCGTATCGCTGGCTGACGCCCTTGCGGCGCTTCGGCGGGGTGCCGGTCGGGGCCGGGGGCATGCCGGGGGCGGCGTCGGCCTTCGCCTGCTCGGCCTTCGCGCGTTCCTGCTCTAGTGCCTGCCTGCGGGTCAGCGGGGGCGCGACAGGGGCGACAGGCGGCTCGGGCGCGGGCGCGGGGGCGGGTTCGGGCTTCGGCTTCGGGGCCGGGCGCTTGCGCGGCGTCTTCGGCTTGACCGGGGGCGTCGGCTCGGGTTCAGGTTCGGGGGCCGGCGGGGGCGCGTCGACGCCCAGGGCGTTGTACTGGAAGACGAGAGTGCCGCGGCAGCGCCCGCCGCCCTTGCAGGCGCCATAGCCGCCGGCTTCGTATTCCGCTTCGCCTTCTTCGATCGTGGCGTAGTCTTTGCCGTCGACTTCGAAGCACGCCGAGCAGGTCGCGCCGTCGAGCAGTTCGGTCGCGTAGATTTCTTCGGGCTGCATCGTCTTCGCCGCAGTGATCCGGCCGGCGCCGTGCGCGGAATGGATCGTTTGCCGGGCCAGGTCGACCGCGCCGTCGAGCGGGATCGCCTGCAGGGCCGTCTCGACGTCGGCCTTCGCGACGGTCGGCTTCGCCAGGGTGCGCGGTTCGAGCATGTCGGCCTGCAGCTTGCCGGTCAGCCGGGTCCAGGGGTGCAGCGCGACGGCCTTCGCCATGTCGTCGAACTGCCCGGGGGCGGCGGTCAGCGGCTTCGGGGTCTTCTTCACGCCCTGCCGGCGCGCTTCGCCGATCACAATCAGCGCGGCCCCGGCATAGACCTGCCCTAGAATCGCTGACATGGCACTTTGCGCGCGCGCGGTCTCGTCGACGACGGCCTGCGGCTGCGCCCGGTTCAGGGACTCGACGGCGTCGACGACGGCGCCCGGCGGGACGTCGTCAGCTGCCCCGAAAATCTCGCCGATAACGGACGATATGTAAACCTGCGCATTACTGGCGAGTAACTTCGCGGCTTCGTCGGCCGCAGCTTGTTCTAGCCGTTCGATCTCACTGAAGCGCATCTTCGCGCGCCGCTCGGCCGGCGACAGCGGCCGGATCGCGCCCGGGACCGACTCGCCTGCGTCGTTCTGCGCCAGGATCAGCGCGCGCTCGGCTTCGGCAAGCATGACTTCGACGGTCAGGTCATGTTCGAGCGTGTCGCATTTACTGCACATGTTGCCCGGCGCGGTACTCGGCGAGTTCGAGCATTATTTGTTCGAGGCGGGCGAGTTTCGGGTGATCGCCTTCGGCCAGCGCCGCAGCGGCCGGCGCTGCTGCGGCGGGCTTCGGGGCCGACGGGGTGCCCGGGACCGGCTCGGGCGCGTTCTCTAGGTCGGTGCCAGCGGCCGGCGGTTGAACCGTGACCGGCAGCAGGCCCAGGTGCTTGATCTCGGGCAGGCCGACGGCCTTCGCGGCTTCGGCCGGGTCGTAGCCCGAGCGGATCAGCGCGCCGACAGCGTTCGCGAGTTCGAGCGCGTTCGCCGCAGATCCCGCAGCGTCGTCGGCCGGCTCGGCGACGGGCAGGCCCGACGTCGAGCGAATGAACGCTTCGAGCTTCGGGTCAGGCTTGACGACGCCCGCGTCGACGAGTTCCTTCAGCGCGGTCGTCGTGATCGCCTTGTTTGCCGACAGGTCGCCCGCGGTCAGTACGGGGTAGGGTTCTTCGACGCCGAAGTTCAGTTCGACGAGATCCCTGATGATGTGTTCGGTTGCGGTGCGGGCGAAGAAGTCGGCGACCGACTGCACGGCCTGCGTGAAAATGTCGACGAAGGTGTCGCCCAGGGACCGGGCGCCGCTGTCGTGCCCGAGCGTCTTGAACATGGCCAGGGCCGATTCGGCGATCTTTTCATCGTGATACTTCATGTGGGGCAGCGGGTCGACGGTCTGCCCGGTGACGCCGGTCAGTTCGAGCTTCGTGCCCGCCGGCAGTGCCGCGCCGGCCGTCGCGCCGGCCCGCAAGTCCTGCACCAGCTGCTCGGCTTCAGCCTTCGAGATTTCCTTGTCATAGGTGATCGTCGGGATGCCCATGCCGTTACGCTCGACGATCTGCGCGGACAGGCGCAGCAGCTTGTCGCCGATCAGCCAGTTCTTATAGATCGTGCGCAGCACGCTACGGCCCGACCAGTCGGCGCCTTCGCGCTTGTAGCAGTAGTACACCAGCCGTTCGACCGGGATGAAAATGTCGTCTTTCGCCTTCGGGTCGAGCGGCGGCTGACTGATGCCGACGAGACCGCCGTCGCGGCCGACGTGGATCTCGGAGATCGTGCGAGGCAGGCGCGGGGCGAGCTTGCGAAGGTGCAGCAGTAGGTCAGACCCGAGCGCTTCCTGTTCGGCCGTCGGCGGGCCGGGTTCGTAAACCTGCTCGAAGGGCATGAACCCGAAGGGCAGCGCGAGCAGCGCGGTTTCGAGGTGGTCGAGCCAGACGATGCCGTGTTTCCGCTGCCGTTCCCGGGCCGCGTCGGGCAGGTCTAGGCCGAGTTCGGACCTGACGAACGTCATGACTTCGGGGCGCACGGTGTCGCCGGTCAGCTGCCAGCGTGCGGCCAGGATCGGCAGGTTGATCGCCGACAGCAGCGACCCGACCTGCCCGTCGGTCGTCCGCATTTCGTCGTAGACCGCGACCGACAGCGGGAAGTGCATGTCGGGGTTCGGGTCGAGGGGTTCGACGACATACGCCGACGCCGCCTTCGTGTCGGCACTGATAGCGATGCCGCCAGGGGTGCCGATCTCGGGATCTACTTTTACAACCATGCCCCCACCATCGACGACGGCGGGGGCATGCTGTGGGAAGGCTCAGGCGGCGAACTCTAGGGCCTGCTGCTCGGGCGCCGTGGCGGCTGCGGCCGGGGCGAGCAGTGAGGTCAGGACGGCTTCGGCGAGCAGCGGCGGGACCGCGTTACCAACCTGCAAAAACTGCTTCGTCTTCGACCCCGCCCAGTTGAACGCGGGGTAAGACTGCAGCGCGGCAGCTTCTTCGACCGTCACACGCTGACCGGACGCGGCCGGGTCGTCGGCGAGATCGGCGGGCATCCATTCGACCTTATTCGAGCGGGCGCCGAAGTGGATCGTCGGGGCGGGCTGGTCAAGCCGGCGCTTCGCCGAGTGCGCCTGATTCCCGTTACGAAAGACGACGGGGTAGGACTGCAGGGCTGCGACCTGCTCGACGGTGGCGACGAAGAACTGCCCGTCTTCGTCGATAAAGCCGCGGTTGCCCGAGTCGTGCCCGGCCGTGATCGTCGGGGCGGGCTGGTCGAGCCGGCGAACGGCCTGATGCGCCAGCTTATTGTTTTGCGTAAAGACCGACCCCGCGGCTTCTTCTTCGGTGTATCCCAGGGCGTCGGCGATGCTGACCCATTTTTTTACGCCCGGGTCGAGCTTGTCGGGGCTGGTCGGGTAGTAGGCCGAGTGCGTCGGCGTCGGCAGCTGCACTTCGCCGTCGAGCCGGGCGACCAGGATCGCACGCTTGCGCGTCTGCGGTACGCCGTACTGCTCGGCCTGCAGCACGGCGACCTTCACGCTGTACCCGAGTTCGCGCATGACGTCGGCGCATGCTTCCCAAACGGGCAGCACGGTCGGTACCTGTTCGAAGGCGACAAGCCGGGGGCGGTCGCGCCAGACGTGCGCGAGCGGCGTCAGGACCAGCGCGGTTCGCATGTCATGCAGTTCGCCGAAGGCGCGCAGTGCGGCCGGGTCTTTGTAGGCCTGCAGCCGGATCGCTTCGATCACTTCGTCTAGCGCGGCCCGGCCGGCGCCGTGGCCGGCCATGCTGAACGTCTGGCACGGCGGCGACGCGATCAGCATGTCGTAAAACTCGCGCACCGAGCCGCCAGCGGCGCACCACTGATAGAACGCGGCCATGACGACGGGGTTCTGCAGCCCGTCCCATACGTCACGGTAGAGGGTGTGCATGCCGTTCGCTTCGCGGGTCGCGACGGCTTCGGGCATGATCTCGACGCCGGCTTCGTCGATGCCGAGCCGCTGGCAGGCGACGCCCCAGCCGGTCCCGGCGAACAGGTCTAGGGCCTTGATTGTCTTGTGCATGTAATGCCTTTCGGTCTGGCGGCGTGTGGTTAGCGGGTGCCGTATTCGGTGACGTGCTTCGTCGTGTTCTTCATGAACTGTTCTTGCTTTTCCTGCGTATCGAACTCGTGAATCTGCACGCCGACCATGATCTGCCCCTTCGATGACCAGCTGCGGCGAGTCCAGACCCAATAGATCGGCTTCGGCTCGGGGGCGGTTGTCTTGTCGCTCATGTCGCAATTTCCTTTGTTCGATCGGTTAGAACAAACCTACATGGTGATAAAGGATAGCGCAAGCCTGCGCTAGAGGCGCACGGTAGCGAGGTCGCCGGTCACGGTGCGCGCGTCGCGGTTGCGCGCCCAGTCGGCCGCGCTGAACTTGTTCGCGTCGCGCTTGCCGATCAGTTCCTGCAGTAGATACCGCAGCGCGTCGGGCGCGTGATCTTCGGCCGTCGTGTCGACGTCGTCAGGGTTCTTCTTATCCCGGGGCAGCGCCGGCAGGGTGCGGATCAAGTTCACACAGGTCGAGTGAATCAGCAGCCGCGGCAGGCCGTCGTCCCTGATGCGCAGCTGCTCGTCGACCAGCGCCCAGCCGCCGACCCGCTCATTCCGCGCTTTACCGACCGACCGGCCGAAGACCTGATAGTAGGCGTCGGCGATCGAGCCAGGCGGCGGCGCGTCGTTCTTTGCGACCGCCGTCGGGTCGTTTACCGACCGCGCCCACATAGACGGGTCGAGGACCATCGAGATAGGCCGGTCGGGCATCCGTTCGCCGTCGGCTTCGCTGTCCCTGATCAGCGCCGCCTGCTGCTTCGGCGTCAGTCCGGGCTTATACAGTTCGCGGTAAACGACGACCAGGTCATCGGACATTTTCGCGCCCCACAGGGCAGCGAACGGGGCGCTGCTGCCGTAGTCGATGCCGATCGCCCGCGGGTAGCCGAAGTGAGGAACGGGCAGCTGCTCGGGTTCGATGACGTGATGCGCGATGTTCCACTGCGGGAAGCGCATGCCTTCCATGACGTTCCAGTCACCATCGAGCAGCGCCCGCCGCAGCGTCTCGGGCAGGCCCTTCAGGTGATCCATGTAGCCGTCGTCGTTGTGCGGGTTATCGAAGGCCGTCGCCGGGATATAGCAGCGCGTCGGCGGGTTCGGCTGCTTATCGGTCGGCTTCGCCCTGAACACGGTACGGGCCGGCGCCGGGTCGACGAAGCGCTTCTTCACCCAATGGTGGCCGATGCCGCCAGGGTTCGCGGTCAGGATCATACGGGGCTTCAGCCCGAGTTTTTCCAGGCCTTCGCGGACCTTGCCGGCGGCGCGCAGACGCGATTTCATGTACCGGAATTGGTATTCAGTGAAGTGCGTCGCTTCTTCGAAGCAGATGAACTGCAGTTCGGCGCCCTGATACTTGTCGAGATCCTTCGCCGTGGACAGGTGGCCCAGTTCGAGGACCGAGCCGTTATTGAAATACCACTTGTGGTCTGACCGGTGGTAGTAGCCGAGTTCCTGCGGGATCTCGGCGAGTAGCGGCCCGGCGACCGAGCGGTTCAGGTCGGGATAGGTGCGCCTGAAGATGATCGCCTGCAGCCCGGGGACTTGCAGGCAGGCTAGGACCGCTTCGGCACGCCCCCATCGGGACTTGCCGCCGCCGGCCGCGCCGCCGTAGAGCAGTTCGTCGACGTGGATCGAGTGCGCAAGGGCTTGTTTCTCACTAGGTTCGTAGTCGTATTTGACGACGACCGCGGGCGCTTCAGTCATCAGTCGTCGGTCTCGGTGACTTCCATCGTCGCGGCGTCCATGCCTACGCGCACGGCTGCGCCGTCGACGACCAGCTGCACGTTACCGCCGCCGCGCTGATTGATCTCGGTCGGGGCGTTCAGGCCGAGCAGCTTAGCCCGGGTCGCGATGACGCCCAGGCCGACGCGGACGATCTCGGGCACGCCTTCGAACAGGCCTTCGGCGGCGAGGCCCATCAGGATCATATCGAGCCGTTCGATTTCGAACTGCCGGACTTCGTCGGCTGCTTCTTTGATCGTGTCGTTGCGCGCTGCGACGATCGCGCGGCGGGCGTTGTGCCGGTCGCCGCCGTAAAGCATGCCGCCCGGCCCGTCGGGCCAGGGTTCTTCGGCGATCTGCAGATAGGTATAGCCGTAGCGGCGCATTTCGAGGGCTTTTTCAAGCCGGTCGTCGCGTTGCATAGTCTTCGGCGTGACGACCTTTTGGTCGGTCGGCGTTCCTTTGGGCGGTCGGGGCAT